GTGAAGGTGAGGGAGTAGCGAATGAGCCCCTCACGGGGCTCGTTCGGTGCAATCCCGCACCGCGAAAGGAGGGTACATGGCAATCATCAAGTCAGAAGTGACCGGCGACGATGGCTAAACAACTCAGCAGAACAGTTCGTTGGGGCAACGCTGTCCAGGAAGCTCGTGACCAATTCCAGCAGGTGCAGGATGCGAGCAGTGGTCTAGCGGATGCTCTTGAAGCTCTATTTGATGTCCAGAGCGAGTACCGCGACTGGCTGGACAACTTGCCCGAGAACCTGGAGAACTCGGCTCTGGGCGAGAAACTCCAAGCCGTCGTGGACATCGACATCGAGAGCATCAAGGACGATCCATTGTCCGACTGGCCTTCGTTGGAAGGCATCCTCGACGAAGCCGAAGGAGCCGATCTGCCAATGGGGTTCGGACGTGACTAGATCAAGACGCAAGCCACCGCACACAACGCTGTCGAACGGCGACCTACTGACGAACAAGTCAGCGAACGCCATCCGCGCAGCGTACAACGCCGGCAAAGGTAAGGTGACGATCCAGGGTCGCGAGTTCACCATTCATCGCAAGAGTGAGAACCTGCTCGTCAAGCCGGTACTCGGACGCCTGCCGATGGCGCAGATCCAACTTGTCAGCGGGCCGACCAAGAAGCTACAGAAGTGGTCGCAAGAGCCTGCGAAGAAGCAATCGCCGAGCAAGATGCGGAAGTGATGTTGCCGCCCTACTCACTAGCGGGGTAGGGCGGGAGCATACGCTCCAGCCAAGAAAGGAGGGTACAGCATGACGCATGTCGTGCATACAGACGCACCTGCCACCATGCCGCAGATCGTCTGGATCACCGATCTAATGAAGCAACGCGTCATCTCAGATGAACAACGAGCCTGGCTCGATGAGCGCCTCGGCTTGACCGAAGAAGATACAAAGCTCACCCGCAGCCAGGCCTCTCGTATCATCGACGCGATGAAGCTGCTGCCGAAGGTCAAGGTGATCGCAGCCGATCAATGGCCAACTGTGCCGCGCGGGCGCTACGCTGTCGAGAACGAAGAAGGTAGACTCATGTTCTACCATGTGGATCGCCCTAGTGTCGGCAAGTGGTCTGGCTTTACATTCCTGAGCGTGCGCGCCAGCGACGAGCTTCATCCGATCCGCAACAAAGAGGCGAAGAAGCTCATCATGGATCGCATCGCAGAGGATCCCAAGGCAGCCGGATTGCGGTTTGGCCGTGAGATCGGTCGTTGTTGTATCTGCGGGAGAACGCTGACAGATGAGACCAGCCGCGCTCGTGGCATCGGCCCCATCTGCGCAGCGGGAACAGGATGGTAATGGCCAAGCTCGACCTACAAGTGACACGGTCTGGTAACGTCATCACCGTTACGACGGCGACAAACCGGGAGATTTTCTCCGCCGAGTTCAAGACACGCGGCGAGATCATCGATCAGTGTTTGTGGCTCGCCCGTACGGGCCGAGTCAACGCAGACCGCCAAACCATCATCGCTCTACTGAAGGCCAACAAGGTGATCACATGAAGGAGTTCGAGAAAGCCGAGCGTGAGATGCGCGAGAAAGGCATCAAGCTCGACAAGCTCGACGCCTTCATCGATCAGAAGAACGGGCCAATCATGTGGTTGGACGCGCTCTGTCTGTTCTGGTGGCGTAACCACCGGCTGCCGAGCCCCCACGTGTTGGCAGCTGAGATGTTCGACGAGTGGGATGATCCAGTTAGCATCGATGAAGCTCAGCGCGTTCTGGAGGCAATTGCGTGAGTAGCAGCCCCGACCACTGGTGGATCGGGGTTGGTGCTCATCCGAGCGCCAGACGAAGAAAGGAGGGTACAACTTTGGCACATGTCGATCCAGAGAAGTTCGCCCATGTCGGTGAGCTTCTCGACACTTGGGGCCATTCCTGTATGGCCGAGCTACCGAGTGGCGACGATTGTGACGAGCACATCCGAACTGTGGGAATTGCCATCTTAGTAGAGGATGAGCCGGAACCACTGGTGTTCGCATTTTGCCTCCAGCATATGTGCGACTGGTTGGAGCGCGTCGTCTATGGTCGCAGGATCGCAGAAGAGATAGTGCCAGAGGAAGACAATGGTGACGAAGAATGACAGCATCCCCGTGCGCCTGCCTGGGCAACCCCCGCAGGATGTTTTCGTCAACTTCCGAGTCGTGGAAAGCTCTAATGTCCTGAGAGTCGGCTGGGATGTTTTCGGGAACATGTACGTCACGTACTTGACCGGGAACACGTATGTCTACTTCGGTGTCTCGCGCCAGCGAGCCGTCGCTGCAGCATACGCTCCAAGCGTCGGAGCGTTCATCAACCGGCGCATAAAGGGCCGATTTCCAGCACAAAAGCTAGTGGCGTAGCTCCGCAGATCCCACCTTGAAAATCGGGTGGGGTCTGGAGGGCTAACCCTAGCCATCCGTGGCTAGATGAGGTATAGTTCCTCCTGGCTGTCGTTACCAACCAGAAAGGAGGGTATCATGGCGAAGCTCGAACAGGCCCAAATTGACAAGGCCGCCAAGATCGTTGCCAAGTTCGACGGTGACGACAAGGATGCCGATGTCTACAAGGCCATCGCTTCCCAGCTCAAGGTCGGCACGTCCACGGCCGTTCAGCTCATGTACTACGCGGAGCCGATTGCGGATCCGAAGCTGAAGATCAAGGCCACTGGTGCCGCTGTCAAGGCGGCTCGGGACAGGCAGGGACTACGCTGGGAGCGCATCGCTGCTCGGGCGGACATCTCCGTCAACCGCGCCCGCGAGTTGTATGAAGAGGCGGGTGGTGACATCGACTCAAGCTACACGGGTCGTGGCAAGCGGCCGGGAGGTGCTCCAGCAGAGGCGAAGAGCAAGGCCACGGGTGCCAAGCGTGGTGCGGCCAAGAAGTCTACGGCCAAGAAGGGACCGCAGAAGGCCCGCACTCGCGCGCAGTTGGCGGCCCGCCGCCCTTAGCTCATGTCGATACCGATGACGAGATTCGTCGCCTGATCGAGGGCAGGACACTGGTGTGCCAGACTTCTGTGCTTAACAACGACGGCCAGACTTCCATCGACTCGGTGGAAACGTACAAATGCGAGAAGTTTCACCAGTTCCTGCCCGCAGGCGTTACGAAGAGTGGTCTTGAGCGTGTTGACCCTCTGATTCAGTTCTGGTGCGAGAGCTTTCGTGATCCTCGCTCCAATTACATCAGATATGGGTTCCTGCGCACGGTATCGACCATGAGTGTGATCGCCATAAAGGGCAAACCTCCTCCAGAGCCAGAACGGAAGCCTGTCATCAAGGCTCGGACGAGAGCCCAAAGACTTGCCCTTCGGGGTAAGTGAGCGGTGGGCGTTGTGGGACGGCGCTCCTACAACGCCCCGCTGCTCCGGGGGTCGTTGCGTCTATTGTACCCTCCGCGCGACGGCCTCCGGAGGAGCGGTTTGCCGCTCCGTAACTAGAAAGGAGGGTACATGCCTCAGATTATGGCCGAGAAGGTCGGTGACGCCATCCGCGTCACTTTCTCGTTCGACGCCGGTATTGTGAGGGACGTCAAAACAGTCCCTGGTCGGCGGTTCCTGCCAGCAGAGAGAGGTGGCCCAGCTTGGCTGGTGCCGCTTGATCTGCCGACAGCCCGCCGTCTCAGGGAATTGTTCGGAGACCAACTCCTGCTGGGTCGCGACCTAGTCACTTGGGGTCGCGATGCCGTTAGCCAGGAACAAAGCCTAGCCTCGCTTGTCCTTTCGGACGACGCGGAGCTAGTCCACATGCCTGCTATGCTACCGGGGCTGGATGGGTTTATCCGTGGCGAAGTCACGGGCTGGCCCGACCGGCCCTACCAGCGAGCAGACATCAAGTTCATGGCGGCGACTTCCGCGATCAACGGCAATCAGCCACGTCTGGGGAAAACGCTAGAGGTCATCGGTGCTGTCTACGAGGCGATGATCCATGATGGGCCACACCTCGTAGTCGCTCCACAGACCAGCCTGGAAACAGTCTGGCGCTTCGAGTTGGAGCGATGGCAGCGATTGCCCGTATTCACGTACTCGGGCGAGACGCCTCAAGCTACACGAGACGATATGCCTGACAACATTGCGGAAGCGATGGAAGTCATGAAAGGCTACTGGCTCGTGACGACGCCGCATATGGTGCGACAGAACACTGAGATGTTCACGTTGGAGCGTTGGCGTACGGTAACGGTAGATGAGTACCACCGACACGGACTCTCCAATACTAAGTCGCAGTTCTTTGCGGCGGTCAAGAGGCTGGAGACGGATCGCTTGTGGTTCTTGAGCGGGACGCCGCTGGGCGGCAAGGCGATTAAGATGTTCGCTCCGCTACAGCTGATGTATCCAAAGGTGTTTACCTCAAAGTGGCGCTGGGCCGACCAGTGGCTCGATGTCGAGACCAAGCAGATCCGGGTCAAAGGCGGACGCCTACAGACGGTCAGGGAGATCAAGGGGCTGAAGAAGTCCAAAGAGGCAGAGTTCTATCGTGCTCATGCTCCGTACATGGTGCGGCGTCTGCGCGAGGAAGTCTTGCCGCAGCTACCCAAGAAGCTCCCGATTGATGTCTGGTGTCCGATGACGCCTACCCAAGCGAAGCAATATGCGAAGTTCGAGGAAGCAGCGGAGCTAGTAATCAGTCATGTAGAGGCTGCTAAGGGCCAGCGTCACTTGCTATCCAACTGTATCCTGACGGAGTACCTACGGATGAAGCAATTCGCCAATGCGTACTCGCTCGTCATGGAACGCGAGGATAAGTGCAAGTGGTGTAAAGGCAATGGCGCTACGTCCGCGACCGAATGCTGGTACTGTTCTGGTACCGGCAAGCAGGTCATGCTCCAACTACACCCGACTGAAGACAGTGGCAAATTGCCGTTCCTGCTCGACCGCCTGAAGGAAGCCGGAATTGATCCCGACGATCCTGATGGCGACGATAAGGCCGTGATCGCGAGCCAGTTCAAGGGCATGGTAGACATGGTCGCGGACTGGCTGCCGAAGCAAGGCATCGACTGTCTAAAGCTCACCGGCGATACGACCAAGCGTGGCGAGCGGGCTGAGATCCAACGTTTGTTTCAATCGGATGAAGGCCCGCGTGTGATCGTCATGACTACGACTGCCGGCGGTGTTGCTATTGACCTGGGCCGTGCGGATACCTGCCATGTTCTCGATGAGACGTGGAATCCGGACGACCAAGAACAGTTGACAGACCGGATCCTCGGAGCCTACAAGCTCCATCAGGTCAGTTGTTTCTACTACAGGTCAAAGAACACAGTCGAAGAGTACATCGCGGGCGTCACTGCGCTCAAGAGCAAACTGAACGACATCGTTCTGGATGTTCACCGCCAAATCGCCCGCAAAAACCAGCCTCGCGTACGCGCGTAGCTCGCGCGCATACGGGCTGCAGGAATCGTACTTAGCATGAACATGTGTTCGCGAGCCCCCGCGTACGTAAGAAAATTTGATTGTCCGCGTACGCGGGGGCGCGCGAGGATGTGTGGAGGCCGCTTAGTCGGCGGGCAGGGGCGTACGCGCCCGCGTCGGCTCGCGCGTAAGGGTTGGATGGGGTGTGGGCAACCATGCCGTAACGGGCTCTGCTCTTCGGCATTGCCGCCGAGTGAACCCGTGCACCCCATCCAGCAATCGACCTCCGGAAATGGGTACACAAATGGGCCCAAGTTGGCGATATTTGTCGTCGGCTCGGGTCTTTTTTTGTGCCATTGTATCAGACAATTATGAAACCCCCGGAAAAGCCGCCGATTCGCGTTTCAGCTTGATATCAGCTAGGATTCTCGTAGCCGATCCCCGCCGGATCGGTCGCCGGGTCAATCATAGGAGGGTTCATATTGCCAGAGGCATCTCTCAGAACGTCTCCATCAATGAGATATGACGCGATTCACAAGTGGGTGCGGCGTCATAAGGAAAAGGTAGGCATCTGTTCGCAATGTGGCGTCGGATACGCTGGTTCACCATTCCATACGGAGTGGGCCAACATCTCAGGGATCTATCGACGCGAGCTTGATGATTACATCGAGCTATGTAAAAGTTGCCACTTCAAGCTCGATTATCCAGATGGGCATCCGAACCAGTTCAAGCCGAAATGATCTCAAAGCCAAAACTTCTCCGTTCTAGCGAGCGAGCGACCTTCAAACGCTGCCGCTGGAAGTATTACATGGAGTTTGTTGAGATGCGGAAACCGATCACCGAAGTACCGCCGTTGCGCTTCGGTACTCTCATCCATGCCGCGCTCGCCGCGTACTACAAACCTGGCATGAAGCGAGGCCCACATCCTGCTGAAACGTACGCCGACTTGTACCGCGCGGACGTAGAAGAAGCAGCCAAGTTCGGCTTTCGCGTCGAAGAGGATGAGAAGTGGGTTGAGGCGGGCGAGCTAGGCGTGGCGATGCTCACCAACTACATCGGCACATACGGATCGGACGATGAGTGGGAAGTGATCGTCACCGAGATGCCGTTCCAAGTTCCGGTCAAGCATGATCCTCCGTTCATGTATGTGGGCGTACTCGATGGCGTCTGGCGCAAGACGGATACGGGTCGGCTCTGGGTACCAGACCACAAGACGACGGCCGCGATCCAGACCAAGTATCTCGCGCTCGATGAGCAGGCTAGCAGTTACTGGACATTTGGCCTAGAGTCGCTGTACCGTAAGAAGATGCTCGCGCGTAAGGAAGAAATCGAGGGCATCCTGTTCAACTTCTTGCGCAAAGCGCCGCCGGATACAAGACCGCGTAACACGCTCGGCCAGTCTCTCAACAAGGATGGCTCAATCAGCGCGAAGCAGCCCGCGCCTTACTTCGAGCGCAAGTTGGTGCGACGCGGAGAGAACGAGCGCCGCTCAACCTACAACCGCGTCCAACTAGAAGTCGATGATATCATCCAGCTGCAAACAGACGGGCTCGACTCAGCCTACAAGAACGCCGGACAGTTCACCTGTCCTGGGTGCTGGGCATTTGATATCTGCGAGTTACACGAGATTGGCGCAGACTGGCGCGAGTTTCTGGACGCTACAACAAAGGAATGGGATCCATACGATGCCCACGAAGTCGCTGAAGGCCGCTGAGCGAGCGCGCGATGCCGCTATCGAGCAGGTCGCAGAGAGCAACGCATGGTGGATCCGCCAGGTCATGCCTATCGTCAAGGACATCTGTCTGCGACGTGTCCTGTTCACGACCGACGCGGTACGCCATCACGCCGACCGTCTTGTCGGGCAGGCGCCAGAGCCGCGAGCGATGGGCGCTGTGATGACTGCAGCCCGTCGCGCTGGCTGGTGCGAACCGACGAACACAACGCATCAATCTATCCGGGTCAAATGCCACGCTCGTCCGCTACGAGTCTGGCGCTCACTCCTACTGGAGAACGGACATGAGTAGACAATTGGTTCCTATAGCATGTTTCATTGTTATTACCTCGGCGATATTTGTATTCAGGGTTTGGTCGATATGAGATTCTGGCTACCACTCCTGGTTGCTGCTGCGATAGCCGGATCGTTCTGGCTCGCAGTTGCGGACAGCGCGGCGCCACCTAGCAAGATCCCGGCGCGCGTCAAGAAGCTGGAACGCCAGGTCGCGTACTTGACTGAGCGAGCCGCTTGGTTCGATGACCGCGCCTCGGCGCTGGAGATTCGGATGCGCGGCCTGGAAGGGCGTGTAACGGATCTTGAGCGCAACCAAGGCACGGCAGCTCAGGCTGAGGATGGCTTGCGCGTTCGGATCGAGAAGCTAGAGCAGGCTGTGTTTGGGAAGTGATGCCATGACATGAACTGTTCCGCAAGCAACGAACAGAAAGGAACCAGATGACGTTCTCATCCAGCTGGCAGGAAGTATCAGGCGACCGCGAGGGCGCAGACATCGACGCGACCGCCGGCACCCACTCACCTACTTGGGACAGCATGGACGACGCAACACGCGACACTATCTCGCTCGCAACTCGTTCCGCTGAGGGAATCATCCAGGAGTTGTGCCACAACCTGAGCGACGAAGAGCATCGCTTCCGCATCACCATCTCCGGGCACGTCTCGGACGAGAACACCGATGGCATGCCGAGTTACATCACGCTGTCCGTCGCGCAGATGGATGGGCCGGTCGCTGCTGAGGCACCGGCTGAGGAGCCGCCCGCCGAAGAGCAACCACCGGCTGAGGAAGCACCACCGGCTGAGGAAGCACCACCGGCTGAGGAACAACCACCAGCAGAAGAGACACCACCAGACACAAGCGAGGCCCAACCGGAGCCCGCTAGCTAGGAGATACATTGGCGAAGCTCCCGCAAATCCGTCCTATCACCGAGTCAAAGCACACATTCATCTGTGTGTACGGCGACCCAGGCTGTGGCAAGACAACGCTCGCCGGATCCGGTGGTAAGGGCACACTGATTGTGCGCCCTCCCATCGACCACACCGATGCTATCGTCGGCTCGGGCGCGGATGAGATTGTCGTGCACTCCTGGGACGACATGCTTGAAGTCCAGGAGTTCGCCCGGCATGAAGGCGGGAAGGAGTACGATTGGATCTGGCTAGACAGCGTCTCACTCTGGCAGGATGTCGGTATGGATGACATCTGGCAAGGCGTGATTGCCCAGAATCCACATCGGCTCAAAGCCTTCTACGACCGAGGCGAGTACCGGATCAACATGGGTCGCATCTCAGAGTGGATCCGGTACATGATCGGCAACGACACCTTCAACTTCGGGTTCACCGCTCATCCATTCTGGGCGACGTTCCGCGAGAACGAAGGTGAGGGCGACGATGTGACGAAGCTCATGCCATGGATCCAGGGGAAGTCAATGCCCCAGAAGCTCTGTGGTATGATGAACCTCGTCGCCTACATGACAGTTCATAAGCGAAAGGAAGGGGGACAACTATACCGTAAATTGACGTTTCATGGCACTGAGAACTTCTACGCGAAGGATGGGCTGGGTGCGTTCCCGAAGGGCTACGTCATCAACCCAACCATGCCGGCAATCTCAGCGGCAGCAGATGCGGCGCGCAAGAAGAGTGTGCGTCCTACGGTCAGACGGAAACGGAGGATTACTGCATGACCCGTATCGCATATGACGTCTCAGATGTCGAGGGTGCCGGCGGTGAAGATCCGGAGCCTGGCATCTACGAGGCGACAATCGTCGCGGCTGAGCAGCGCAGCGAGAAGGCAGACGGCTCGCCCGCGAACGACATCCATGTCACCTTTGACTTGGGCGGTGACTACGTTCGCAAGCACGCGTACATCGGCCTAGGCGACGCGGCTGCTTGGAAGCTCAAGGAGTTCACGAACGCCTTGGGCCTCAAGGACAAAGGCACCATCGACACGGCGAAGCTTGAGGGCAAGAAGGTGCGCGTCAAGCTCAACGCCGACACGTACGATGGCGAGCCCCGCTCGAAGATCGGCACCATCCTCAAGCTCAAGGCGGCCAAGGCTGAGGCCGTCGAGGAAGAGGTTGAGGAAGAAGAGGAGGTGGAGGAAGAGGAGCCAGAGGCTGAGGCTGACCTCGACTCGATGGACAGGGATGAACTGAAGGCGTTCATCAAGGAGAACAATCTGCGAGACGCAGGCGTCAAGGTGCTGCGGACGGACAGCGATGACGACCTGCGCGACAAGATCCGCGAGGCTATGCCTGAGGAGGCCGAAGCGGAAGAAGAGGAGGAGGATGGAGATGCCTCCGGAGGGGAGGATGACTACGACCAGTGGAAGCTGGCCGAGTTGAAGGAAGAGCTTGGTAACCGGGATCTCACCGTCGAGTCTCCGGTCACCAAGGCAAAAGCAATCGCGGCTCTCCGCGAGAACGACAGTGAGGAACCCTTCTAGTAACCAAGTACATCTGGAGGAAAACTGATGGCCGTATCGGCAAAGAAGCTGGAGAACAGGGACATCTACGAGATCAGCTATGGCAACTCGACAGGAGCGGGCTCGGTCACGGCCACGTTCACGAACCAGGCCAACGGTGACAAGTCGAGCAAAAAGGCCACCGATGATGGCACACTCGATGTGACCGTCGCAGCCGGGTTCAGCGGTACGGACGACGTGACCATCGTGCACGAGGATGGCACTGAACTCGACTCCGGCACCATCACGTTCGGCTAGGAGCAACGAGGCTTAGATGCCAATCAAGCTAGATGACTATTCCCTACGCACGGATGACCTCTGCTTCGCGACCCTGCTCTCTATGCGCGGGTATACCACCGACATGGAGCTACGGGATCGAGGCCCGAACCGCCGCGTCGTTTGGTGGACGCTTGGGCTGGACGAAGAGGATGACCCCGTCCGTGATCTTGTGCAGGAGTACGCAGCGAACAAGTGTCGGGTCGAACCCCGCGAGTTTCTGCGTCACATGAGAGGAGTGCGGCGAGCAATGTACGATCTGCTCGGCGTGGGGAAGTCATCTGGCTAATGCCAGTCAACAGAGGACAGTTGAGGATGCTACAGCCCTACCTTCTGGGGCCCAATCCGAAGCCGGATGGGGAGTGGGACATGTATTGTCCGCTTCACGACGACTCGAATCGTAGCGCGAGCCTCAACGTCTATGGCGGCGTCTGGTTCTGTCAAGCGGGCTGCGGCGGCGGGACGGTGGTTGATCTGATCAAAGCAAGAGAGAGGTGGATCAGCCCGAACCCCGGCGCAGTCCGCAATGGCTACCACCCCAGGGGGCGTAACGGAGCGATGGAAACGGTCACGGAAGCGATGGTGGCCGCCTGGGCGCAGAATTTGCTCGACAATAAGGCAGCGCTCGACGACATCACCGCTCGACGCGGATTGACGGCCGAGACGCTCCAGCAGTTTGAGATTGGTTGGCGTCGCGACCGGAAGGTATACACAATACCAGTACGCGGAGAGGATGGCGAGCTAGCCAACGTCCGCTTCTATACGCCGACGCCCAAGCAGGGTAGGCGCAAGATGTGGGGGCTGCGTGGCCGGAATGAGCCACGTCTCTACCCAATCAACCAGCTAGAGCACGATACCATCGTCATCTGCGAGGGAGAACTGGATGCACTTGCCACCATACAGTCGGGATGGGCAGCCATCACGCGAACAGCCGCCGCAAAAGTCTGGCGCCCTGAGTGGAATCTACTATTTGCTGGTAAGCGTGTGTACCTTTGTCATGATCGGGATGATGCTGGCATGGCTGCTAACCGACTGGTCGAGCGCCATCTTGCTCGACATTGTACTGTGTATCTGGTTGATCTCCCTTATCCTTGCAGTGAGAAGCACGGGAGAGATCTGACTGATTTCTGGTTGGAGTACGACGCAGATGAGTTTGAGTCTCTGTTGCGCGGGGCCAAGCCCTCCCGCAAGCAGAGCGATGAATCAGAGCCAGAGCTAGTCACGGTGCTAGACAGCTTCGATTCCCGGCGGATTGCGAAGCCTGTCAACCTAGTGGTTACTGTCAAGGGCAAGAAGGAACCTGGGTACACGATCCCGAAGACAGCACAACTGAGCTGTACTCGTGACGCCGGGCCCAAGTGCGCTTTCTGCCCTCTGAAGGCCCATGGCGCGGCTACGGTCGTGATAGCACCTGACTCACCGGCGGTTCTGGCTCTGATTGATTCTCCGACCGCGAACGTACTTGACCTGATCCGCCAAGAGTACGGCGCCATGAAGTGTAATAAGCTCAACATCGAAGTCGAGGATCACCAGAGCGTGGAGGTGCTATATGCCCGTCCAAGTATTGATCATGCTGACGGGACGGAAGCGGGGGCGTACAAGACTGTTCGGATCACGTCGGTGGGGCGACACGACACCATGCCGAACAATACTCTGGTTGCCACTGGGGCGCTCCACCCAAACCCCCGTTCGCAAAGCAATGAATTCCTTGCTTGGCGACTTAATGCCGTCGATTCCTCTCTCGACACCTTCCAACTCGATAGAGAGGCTGCGCAGGAACTAAGGATCTTCCAGGCCCACGGCCGACCGGCGCGAAAGCTCAAGGAGATAGCCGAGGCGATGGGCCAGCATGTCACCCGGATCATCGGCAGATGGGAGATGCATGCGATCTTTGACCTCACTCTTCACTCGATCCTCTCCTTCCGTTTCAACAACAAACTCATTCGTCGCGGATGGCTGCAGAGTATCGTTTACGGTGACACTCGAACAGGCAAGTCGGAAGCCGCTTCACAGATCCTTCGCCACGTTGGTGCGGGGGAAATGGTCGGTGGTGAGTCGGCAAGTTATGCTGGACTTGTTGGAGGTCTCCAACAACTTCATGGTCGAGAATGGATCGTCACCTGGGGAGTCATCCCGCTCAACGACCGTCGCGCGGTGGTCGTGGACGAGGTCACCGGACTGAGCCATGAAGAAATTTCTCACATGTCCGATCTGCGGGCTTCAGGCATTGTACGTATCTCGAAGATTCAGCAAGAAGTCACGCACGCACGTACACGTATGCTTTGGCTCGCTAACCCTCGTAACGGTGGACATATGGGGCAATACACGTACGGAGTTGATGCTCTCAGGCCCCTTATCGGAAACGTTGAGGACATTGCGAGATTTGACCTTGCAATGGCCGTCACTATGCATGACGTTCCCGTTGAGGAGTATAACGTCACCTACCACGACGGCACATTCCCGTACACGAGCGAGCTAAGCCACCAGTTGTTGCTCTGGGCCTGGACACGCCGACCGGATCAAGTCATCTGGCAGAGGGGTGCCGAGGATCACGTGTTGCGTCTAGCGACCAAGCTCGGACGCAACTACATCGAAGATCCGCCGCTGATCCAGGCAGCCGATGTGCGCGAGAAGATTGCGCGCCTATCAGTAGCGCTCGCCGCTCGCCTGTTCTCGACAGACGAGGCAGCCGAGAGGGTCATCGTCACGCGGGCCCACGTCGAGGATGCGGTGCGATTCATCAACCATATCTACTCGATGGATCAGTTTGGCTACCGTGAGCGATCCGAGGAGGCATACCGCGACCGCCAGTGGGCGCAGGAGAACAAAGATCCAATCCACAACTACCTACTAGGCTACCGTGGTCTGGCGAAGTTCATGCGGACGAATGGATCGTTCCGGCGACAAGACCTAGAGGAGGTCATGGACATCCCGAGAGAAGAAGCCAATGCGGTAATCTCGAAGCTCTGGGAGGCTCGCATGGTACGCAAGGTGAAGGGAGACATCCTAGTCGAGCCAACTCTACACAAGCTACTACGGGAGGTCAAGTGGTGAGCAATCTACCTGACAGGCCTGGCATGTTGCCCGAGAAGCCGGGTGGCCGAGTGTACCACGAAGAGCAGCTGGAGATGGCGATGACCGATTTGTTCGCGGATCGTATCGAGGAGCAGATCATCGCCAACCACAAGTTCCTGCGGCGCACAGTCGCGTCCGTTCGCATGGTCGATCATGCCGGCTGGGACAAACGGTCTATCGTTGTCACCTTCACGGACGGGACAGCGCTCGGCATCAGCGGGCGCGATCTGACCCTGCGTGAGTTCGACGTCAACCCATCGGACGAGCAGTTGTTCGAAGCAGCGAGTCGCGACGAATGAAGAAAGTTTGCATCATCGGCTGTGGGCCATCTGGACTGCTCGCAGCTCATGCCGCCGAACAGGGCGGACACAAGTTCACGATTGTGAGCAAGGAGTTGCGCAAGAGCGTCATGGGTGGCGCGATGTACCTCCACGAAGCGATCCCAGGCTTGACGGAGCAGGTGCCGGATGGTCAGCTGTACATCGAGAAACGCGGCATGGCGACCGGTTACGCCAAGAAGGTATACGGCGACGAGAACCATTCGGTGAGCTGGAATCTGTTTGCGACAGGCATGCATAGGATCTGGTACATGGACAGAGCTTACAATAAGCTCTGGCGCCGTTACAAGGATCATGTAAAGATACATAATGTATCGGAACATACGATGGACGAGATCATCCGGCACTTCGACCTAGTGATTGCCACCATGCCAAAACCAGCCGTTTGTTACGGTGGTCATGTGTTTGAGTCGGTGCCTGTCTGGATCCGGCAGCGACGGCTTACAGGCATACATTCAAACACCATGACGTACAGCGGTCTGGAGGAGGATCCCTGGTACCGCAAGAGCACAATCAACAACGTAGTCAACATCGAGTACGCGCAGCGACCGCCGAGTGATGATTACTACGGCGGCATCAAGCCGACGAGGAACAACTGTACCTGCTGGCGCAGGGTGATGTGGGCCGGTCGCTGGGGTCGCTGGGAGAAAGGTGTACTTGTGCATCACGTCTACCAACAGGTGAAGCATGCGTTGCAGTGAGTGTAGCGCTCCAATTACGCCAGTCGTCGCGCTCGACATCGACGGCACCCTGGGCGACTTCCATGCCCACTTCATCTCGTTCCTGGAGTCGTACCTCAACTGGCCGTTCCACCACTGTTGTGGCTTCGAGATGTACGACGGAGCTATCGCGTTCAACCAGTGGGCGCGCGAGACGTACGGCATCGACTACCGCACCTGGCAGGACATCAAGCTCGCCTACCGACAGGGCGCGCAGAAGCGCTCGATGCCAGTCATCCCTGGCGCTGAGAACGTTGTCTTGACTGCCGCCCGCGAAGGTTGTGAGATTTGGTTCACTACAACGAGGCCGTACCTACGGCTAGACAACATTGATCCTGATACCCGCTTCTGGCTAGACAATGTGCTGGGCGTCGAGGATCTCTACAGCGGCATGATCTATGATGAGTTGAAGTATGAGCGCTTTCGTGAGCTAGTCGATCCCGAGCGCGTCATCCTCATCTTGGAGGATCTGCCGGAAATGTACGACGCAGCTGCGGTCATCTTCGGAGAGGAAGTGCCTGTACTCGTGGATTCGATCTACAACTCAGAGGCGCAAGACAGCATGATGACTACTGTCTCAGATATGTATGCCCTGCCCGGACTAATCATGCAGCGAGCGAACAGATGGAGGCTAGAGCATGGGGATTGAACTCAACGCGACCGACGACACCGAGCTAACAGAGCCGCAGCAACAGATCCTTCAGACAATGTTGCGCGCCTTCAACGTCATGCTGGAGCGCGAGAAGGTCTATGGCTCAGCCTGGACGCGCTACGGTCTACCGGACAAGGTGCTGCACTGTCGCGACATCATCAATCGCATCGAGCACATCACTGCGCATGCTTCACTGGAAGGCGAGCCGATCAAAAAGCTTGAGGACTTATTCCTCGACCTAGTCAACTATTCGGCTATGGGCGCGATTCAAACCGCACAGGGAAGGTTCTCATAAGATGGGGCGGGACAAAACACGATACAGGTATACCAAACCCAAGGTCGTGGAAAGGGAACGGGCCATGGAGGCACCGTCGGACAAAGCCCTGTCCCGCCCCTGGAATATCTACGATGCGCCCGTCAGGAACTTGGATGCTGCCAAGATTAGCGCATTCAGCGGGCGCGACCGTCTACGGCAGGAGTGTGGTCATGAACAGCCAGCCTACGTTCGAAAAGACAGACGGACTGCTCGTGTACCTCGGCAGGTGCAAGCAATGCGGTTCAGAAGTCTGCATCATCACTCGACATACTCTTTCCTGGACGGATATGCACTGCCTGAAGCCCACGTGCGCCGAGCGGCAGAACTTGGTATGGATAGTCTTGCACTCACAGAACACGGAAATCTTGCGAGTCATGTCAAGTTTGAGCAGTCTAGCCGATCAGCTGGAGTAAAGCCAATATTTGGCTGTGAGTTCTACTGCGGCCCCATAGATGAGGAGCGACGTGCACAAACGAAGAACCATCTTACAGTCATTGCAGAGTCGGAGGGTGGGTATCGGAATTTGCTCTCCCTCGTCACAAGCGCTAATGGTCGAGGATTCTTCTATCACCCAACGGTATCCGGTCGCGATCTGGCTACCCAAGCCGCTGGACTCTTCATCCTTAGCGGTTGCCAGGGCTCTCTCCTCTTCACTAGCCTCATGGGCGGAAAAGGCATCGAACGAGAACATGCTTCTTTCCGGCGAGCTAAGTCTGTCGCTCAACGGTTCAAGCGAACCTTCGGAGACAGATACTACATTGAAGTTCAAGCGTTTCCCGAACTACGCGATACGTGCGTGGCGAATGAGGCGCTTGCGGAGATTGCTCGACAAACTGGGATACCTCTCGTAGCAACGCTCGACTGCCACTATACCATCCCGACTGAGAAGGAGCTACAGCAGATCTTGCACAACGTCCGGCCAGGCAAGCAGCTAACGCTGGACGAACAGATCCGCAACTGGGGATACGACGCCAACCTCTGCCCAGAAGTCAGCGACAAGGCTCTCCTGCGGAAGCTCATCGCTACCGGGATCCCGCGTCAGCAGGCAATACAGGCGATCCTGGCGACAGAGGAGATTGCGCAAGAGTGTAACGTCGAACTCCCCAAGCTCCCGATGGTGAGGTATGTAGGTGACGACGGCCGGACACCACACGAGTTAGCCTGGGATTGGTTGCGCGAGGGCTGGCGCCTACGCAGGCTCCATCGGCTGTCCTATTCCGAGCGACAGGCGTACGCGGAGCGAGTCAAGTACGAGATGTCAATCATTGAGGAGAAAGACTTTGTTGATTACTTTCTCATCGTCGCTGACGCTATGCGTTTTGCAAAACGAAGAGGAATTGCAGCTGACCCTAGAGGAAGTGCTGTGGCTAGTGTGGTCTGTTGGTTACTCCAGATTACGGAACTTGACCCCTTCAAATACGACCATCTCATCTTTGAACGATTCATCGACCTTAACCGGGTGGACTTGCCCGACATCGATGTTGACTTTGAGTCGGATCGAAGGGTGGAGGTAGAACAATATCTCGCTCAGCGCTACGGATCCGAGTGCGTGTCGAAGATCGCGACATTCACGATGTACAAAGCCCGCAACGCTCTGGACGACGTAGCCCACGCATTCCAGATCCCCAAGTACGAGCTAGACCCGCTCAAGGAAGTCCTGATTGAGCGTAGCTCGGGCGACCTGCGCGCCTCAGCCACCATCGAGGATACCATCGAGCAATTCGACCAGGCACGCAACGTAGTCGAGAAGCACCCGAACGTCATCAAGGCGACGCTGTTAGAAGGAAACGCGCGCCAGATGGGCGTCCACGCAGCCGGCATCGTCGTGTCGAACGGCCCGCTTAGCGAAGTTGTGCCGGTCGTGACGCGGAAGGTCAAGGGCAATGACACCCAAGTCGTTCAGGTAGACAAGTATGACTGCGCCTACCTCGGCCTCCTCAAGCTGGACTTCCTGGGATTGACGAAGCTCGATCAGCTAGCCGACTGTTGCCGAGCGATAGGCGAGCCGACCAGCTTCTTGTACTCGATCCCCCTCGATGACCCGGAGGTGATCCGTGGCTTCCACGCCAACGACGTTACTGGAATATTTCAATTTGACGGTCGCGCTGTACGTTCACTCAACGGATCACTCAAACCGGACACTCTTCAAGAAGTCTGTGACATTACCGCCCTGGCTCGCCCTGGGCCGCTCCACAATGGCGCAGCGCAGATGTATATTGATATCAAACGTGGATCCGTACGGCCTCGAATGGTACACCCCGCGCTGGAGCGGATCCTGGCCAAGACGTACTACCAAATTGTATACCAAGAGCAGATCCTTAGAATTGTTCGTGATATTGGAGACTTCGACTGGACAGATTCAGCCCAGATCCGCAAGATCATCTCACAGAAGCACGGTGACGCCGCCTTCAACCGATACAAGGAGCAGTTCGTCAATGGATCACGCACAATACCAGAACGCCTTGGTGATGATGAAATGGATCGGAGCGAAGCCGAACAAATCTGGGGTGAGTGCATTACGGCCGGATCGTATGCGTTCAACGCCGCGCACTCCGCGAGCTACGGAACGCGAGCCTGGTGGGACATGTGGTTCAAACGCCATCACCCAGAGGCTTGGTTCCCTGCCGCTCTGCGTCGAGTCTCTTCTGGTGCTACAGGTGGTAGCGGAGCGAACCCAAAGGCTAGCGCAGTCAGTAAGGCCAAGCTTGACCCCGTGGTGGTCATGCTCCGTGACGCTCGCAAGCATGGGCGGAACTTTCAAATCGTACCGCCTAACGTTCGCCAGTCGAGCACTACGTGGGCCGGTCGAAGTAATCGCATCGTGGCCGGTTTCACGCAGCTACCCAACATCGGAGAGTCGAAGGCGCGAGCGATCATAGAGGCACGTAAGGACGGACAAGTGAAGACCTGGGCCGATTTGATTCACGTACACGGCTTCGGGCAAAAGACAGTGGACAAGATTAGAGATTGGGCGGAGAAGGAGGATCCATTCCAGACCTACGTGCTCGACCGACAGATCGCTCGTGTCAAGGATTGGATCCTGACACAGGAGCAGCTACCTTCACCTTCGCATAATGCGGCAGAAGTACCGTACGAGCGCGGTAAGGATGTACAGATCACTTGGCTCGGTACCATCCTGCACCGTAACCTGCGCGACATTTGGGAGACCAACCGGGCGAGAGGAGAGGAACTCGATCCAGAGACAGTACGCAATCCAGAGCTAAACGAATTTGTCCTCATGGCCGGTTACGACGGTGAGGAGATTGTATCCGTGCGCATCAACCGTTTTCTCTATCCTAGATTCAAGCGGATGATCTGGAATATCCGTTTGAACGAACACCTTGTCCTGGTGCGCGGTGTCAAACCTGGCTACCGTAGCGCCCGAGAGATAAACGCCTCACGTATATGGGTCATTGATCCAGAATGAATCTTCACGAAACAAAAAAGTCTCGTCGAGCATTTTTCAAGTACCATGGAACTGGCCCATGGACTTGCTTCTTCTGTGGAGAGGAGGTTGACAGCACGGAGGATGATCGTCGTGATGGACTGCATGTTCATCATGAGGATGGTGACACAGAACGGAATACCCCCGACAATCTAAAACCAGCTCATGGTCGGTGTCACAATCGACATCACCTCACTGGAAACAAACGTGGTGTTGGGAACCGTTGTGCACCAGGCTGTACATGTCATAGACACAATCCGAGCGAGGAAACTAGGGCCAGAATAAGCGCAGCGGTGAAGGATCATATCAAACGACACGGCCTATCACCGCGAAGCCGTTGTGAGCCCGGATGTACTTGCGGAAGGCATCGCAGATGATCTGGGGACTACTAACATTGGAGGTAAATGAAAGCACTCGCCGCCATGATAGTGACGCTGGCAGGTATAAGCGTCCCTATAGCAACGTCGAGTACGTTCAATTCACTCCATGCACAAGCCAGGTATCACGCAATGCATGGTGGGATCCAAGGCTCGTGCTACGGATGCGCGACCTATCGTATGAAGTCCATGTCCCGCCGATTGGTGATCGAGCGGTTCAGTTCCGCCGGATCTGGGGCGGTGAGCTGGGCTTTATGCGTCGTCGGCCGAGAATCGGGATTCAATCCGGGCGCCATCAACTCAAGTTCGGGCGCGGCAGGACTGTTCCAATTCCTCGGCCATCCGCAGTACAGCTACTGGAGGCTCACGCACGATCCTGTATACCAAGTACAGGCGGCATGGCAGTTATCTCACCATGCCAGAGACCACTCCCCTTGGTATGGGGGAGGCTACAGCTGCTAGAAAGGAGCAGAGTGTGAATACACTCGGAGCACTTGCCGAAGTCGTAGCGGAGGATTGCGGTATCTCCAAGCGACTGGCGCTCGACGTGCTCAGGTCGGTGATTGCTAACGTACAGTTGGAGCTACAAGATGGGAACGAAGTCAAGATCCCCGGCTTTGTTAGCTTCCAGTACCGGGTGAGACCCGGCAAGAAGAAGGGCACAGTCGTTCGCAATCCATTCGACGGGACAGAGCGCAAGCTCGACGCAGCGCAACCGGCGAAGATCCTCGTCAGGCCTCGTGTCTCAACGGCGATCAGGAACGCTGCGCCCTCGCCCCGGACAGCCGCCGGCAAAGCGATCATGGCGGAGAAGGGATAACCCGTGCGCGCCCCAATCGACATCGACGGTTCGGCTTACTCAACCAGCCGCGCACCATCTGACTTCTCAGAACATACGCTGACTCGGGATGTAGCATTCAATCGGCACTCGAAGAATCAGCAGGGCACTCACATCAGCCCGTTCGACCAGGGCCACATCGATGTTGGCACGGATGACATCAAGGTGCGGCTCGTCCAGGGTATCAATGAACGTGACTTCGCCCGTGTTCTCAAGAAAGCGCAGATGGCTACCATCGGTCTGGACATCGAGGCAGCCGACGATGACGATGAGGGCTGGGAGGAAATGCTCAAGGGCGGTCTACAAACCGCCCTTGAGTCCCAGACCATCGTGTTTGAGGTATCGGGCGTCTCACGGACGGCGACGCATCAGATTGTCCGCAGTCGCCGCGCCGCGTTCCATCAACAAAGCCAGCGGGCCTCCTGGATGGGTCAGCACCCGAACGTCCGGATACCGGAGTCAGTCTGGCGTGATAGTCATGTACGTGACAAGTGGTACAAAGCGATCCAAGCCTGCCATGAGGCGTACTCAGCAGCCTGTACCCAGGACATCTCCTATCAGGATGCGCGCTTCATCCTGCCGGAAGGCACTACGACGTACATCATGTGCGAGTACACCGTGCGCGAGTTCTTGGCCGTGTACGCCTACCGGGCCTGCTACCTCTTCCAATGGGAAATCTGCCACGTGTTCCATGAGATGGGCAGACTCCTCACCGCAGCCCATCCTTGGCTAGAACCATATGTGAAGATAACTTGCGAAAGGAGTCACATCTGCGAATTTCAGGGCTGGGAAACTGTCGAAGGTCAATGTCCTCTTCCCTATGCAATTGAAGAGAATCGGAGATACAAGCCCAAGAAAGAACTCCAGATCACATGAGGAACTGGACACCTATCCTGTTTCACCATTGTGCGAAGTTCGACCGCATCATGCCAGCAGAAAGCATACCTGCGACCGACGACTGTGTACCATGGCCGGGCAAATTCAAAGGTGGATACCCTGACTGTGGTGGAGTGTATGCTCATCGAGTAGCCTACACACTCTACTATGGACAGATCCCTGAGAACTACACAATCGACCATACTTGCTTCAACAAGGCTTGTGTCAATCCTCGTCACCTGGAAGCAGTGACGGCTGGCGAGAACATCGCTCGCGCTAGGCGGGTGGGCCTATACGATGCTCAGCGTAAAGCATCTAGCGAGTCGATGAAGAGACGTATGGCCGATCCGGCATATGCCGAGAAAGTAAGGAGAGCCAGGTGGCAGAACAAGAGAATATAGTGATGACCAACGTGGTCGCAATCTACACAGACGAGCTAGTAGTGTACCCGGTCGGTCACCAGGTGGAGTGGTTCAAGGACGAGCTAGGTACAGTCTGGTGCAAGTTCAATAGCCCGGAAGAAGAAGCGAACACGACCTGTATCCCGCAACTCTACGTGACGAGGGTAGACTTGGAGTGAGAGCGAAGTCCGGGTCAGGCGAGCCTGAGGTTGTGCGAGCGGAGGATCTGGGCAGGATTCTCCGCTCAGCACGCTACCGTTACGATGCCCTACACCCAGAGCAGGAACCAAACTGGCGCACAACGAGAGGCAACCGCAAACCGCAGCTTACCTTCCAGGGCTACCTCGCTCATCGCTGCCGGATCGTAGACCCGCTCGAAATTGGCATCAATGAACGGCGCATCTACGGCCTCATCAAAGGGACTGAGCAAAAGTATGTCGGTCTCTGGACAGCTGATCTTGTCTTGACCGCGCTCGGGCTCAGCGACAAGCTCGATACCGAGGAGCTACCAGTCTTGAAGAATCCTCGCTGGAGCCAGGAGCGCTGGGATGCCTACATGGCGGCTGCCGGTGTCTCGATGCGCATGTCTGCTCCCTCTCCGACCGGAAAGGTCACATGACACTATCACGAAAAGATCGAGGCTTTGTACTCGGCCTCGGGATGAACAACTTCGGACAAGATAAGGCATCCATCCATGATTGGGTAAAACGACGCAAGCCGCGCAAAGGTTACTGTTCTCGATGCTACAAGATCTGCCGCACCCACTTCGCGAATACGAACGGGCATGTGTATCGTCGGCGCATCAAAGACTACATTGAGCTATGCCCGGCGTGTCACGGTCTGTTCGACCGTAACGGACAAGTTTGGCCCGAAGATTCGGATGGAGACAGCTAGTACGGTCGCGGCTAGCTACCGGACAGCGCCGAACGGCTTTGTATTTCGTGCCTTACAATCCGTTCTAGCGTTCGGACGGGCCCGCGACCATGGTAGAAACAGCGAATTGTACGCAATTTTATACAAACTTCTAGCTATACTTTCGATAGTTATGTTATGCGAGCCGTAGCGGGAACGCCTTGACCCATGCTTTGATGACGTTGGTAGGGTTCGCCGCGTCCATCGTGCCGAAGGCGTAGGCTGCTGCCGACTGGCCGGATGTCGCCGCTGCGTAGTCGTTGGCGACTTCGACCGTCTGCGCCGTGTGGCCGCCGGTTGGATCGAGCCAGCCTTCGCCCTGGATCCCTTGCATGCCGCCGATCCCTGTACCAAGGTTGAGGTGCGATCCGAGAGTGGAAGGGTTGCCACGGTCGAACACGCCACCCGCCTCTAGCCGGTACTCGCCCGCACGCGGTAGCTGGACTTGCGCGACGAGCCCTGCCGAGGCAGGCAGAGGGATGGCGCCGCTCAGCGAGGCATACATCGGCTCCTGCCTCCCGATACACTTCCACTTGTACTGCGTGGCTTCGGCCGACTCGTAGCGGACGTGCCAGACTGTTCGGCTATTGATGGCGATGTACACCTCCAGACCGTCTACCGGCCCAGATGGAGGGAACGAGGCAATCGGGAGATACTGCGCAGCCCGCAGCGAACCAATGACGATCCGGATCCACTGAGTGCCGTCCGACTGATAGATGTCGCCCGTGTCCGTCTGGATGAAGAAGCAGTATGGAGAGTTAGCAGGATTCGCAACTCCCATCTGCGCCGCTGTTCCGCGCAGGTGCACGAGCGAGTAGTCAATTGGATCCCCACCCGTGGGAGCATGCTGGGTATGGTGGGTTCCAGGTGCTGCCTTCCCGGCCTCGACTCCCAGAGCGCGTACGGCCATGTCAGCTGCGCCCGCGAGTTCAGTCGGCACAAGGTGGGGATCCAACTTGGGGATCGTGACAGAGCCATCCAATGGCACTCGCTGATCACTGAGGCGTGGGTCGTTGCCAGCACAGGCTTGATGGCCGCCGGTGCCGAGAGTACGCAGCGACGGCACGCCAGCCTCTCCATCGACCGGCGCACTGCTCGTGATCGGATCCCAGCCAGCCCCGTTGTCCCGGTAGAGGATGCCCTGGTCGGTCGCGAACCAGTAGCGGCCTTTCTTGCCTGGTGTCTGCGCTGTCGATACCGGCATTGTCGCGACCGTACCCTGGTCGTCCATTGCGACGTTGTCCAGATCGGATGCGAGATTCCTGAATGCCTGCGGGCCGTCGGCAACATCGGTTAGCTCTGGATACCGTAAACTCCATCTGGCTGTCTGGCCCATCTATCCTCCCTCAGTAGTAGGTGACATCTCTTAAGTGCTCCCAGTCTGGGTAGTCCGACTTAGCTAGGGCCCAAGTGCGCTGTGTAGTCGGCGGGTAGTGATCGCGTAGCCACAACCAGATCTGACCCGCGCGAGATAGCAAGCTCAACTGGAGACCACCCGGCTTGGCGGCCAGCAGAGCGGATAGTGTCAAGTTCTGGTTCGGTGTCTCGGACTGGTAGGTAATGAACGTGATGTGGTATGGTTGATCGACCGTACCGAATGCAGGGTTGTAGCGCTCGTAACAGATCACCGTCTTGTTCCCGGCGAGCGTAGACTGTGCTGCCTTGATCATGGCATCCTTCGTCCCTCGATGCCAGCCCGGCGCATCTTTAATCGTGTCACGCTTCTGTTGACTCTCCATTAGGTCGAAGCCGAGTATCGGGATCCCCACAAACTGAGCCAGCCAATTCAGCCACCAGCTAGGCACCTCGTCAACGTTCAGCGCTAGCTGCCAGCCAGGGTCTACGCCGAATGCGTAGGGCTCGTGGTAGTTGTAGGCGATAGCCTTGAAGTACCAGAGCATTGGCCAGCCCAGCGATTCGTCCGCCCAGGTGAGCGGTTGCATCGCCTCGTACATCAAATATGTCCAGGGGCCATCGAGCGCAGGAGTGTCGCGCGGATCCGGCGGTGGCGGAGGAGGTGGAGGTGGCGGAGCTTCGATTGGCGGGAACGCCGGTACATCCGTATGCCCAGTCGGTGATAGGCGCGTCACCGTGACGACGCCGTACGGGACTCCCGTTCGCATTGTGTTGCCGGGAGTCGGCCGTGTCAGGTCTAGCCTGGCTGGGCCGATCCCCGGTGCCATCGTTGTCCCTGGCCCGATAGCAGTGAAGGTCGAAATGCTGGGTGGTACGGGCTGCCCCATCGCCTTGCTCGGCGTCGGCGGGACTGCCGTCAAGTTCTCAATTGCCGGAACACTCTGGGCAGTGACCCCGAGAGCGCCGCCACCGAAGTCATCGACCTGTCCGCCTTGAACGAGGCGGATACCGATGTAGCTGCTCGCCGGGAACGATTTGCCAGTATCGGTGACCTGTGCGTACTGTACCCAGGGACCGGTGTCATCGAACCAGAGTGTAAACTGGGGATTGCCTCCATTGTTCTTCATCTGCACCCACATGCGGGTGTTAGCTGACTTATGATCAGCAACCTGATAGAGCACAGATGTTTCGCCGCCAGCCTCCCAGCGCGTGATCTCGATGATGTTGGCGTTCATGTCGTTGCGGATCTTCCAGAAGTACCCGACAGCGATCATCCCAATCATGAGCTGGCAGTTCTGCCCAGACCCCGCCATAGTGAAGAACACTTCAGTCGGGCCAGTCAAGACCGTATTCCAGTAAGAGGATGACGGATTACCGCCAATCGCTGTGCGGCACTGGTTATTGCCAATCCGCAGAACATCCTCCATCCCAGCGGCTGCTGGTGATGACCAGTTCGAGCCGAGCGACGAGCTATCCGCTCGGTTGAAGTTGTCGAGGGTGGGAGTCTGCGGAGCGGCCATTATGCAGTCGCCACCACAATGCTACCGGGTAGAGGCAGGGTCACGTCACCAGCCATCTGGATGTCTACGACGTTCGGTGAAGCGTTATGAAGGGCTGTCTGGAGCGAGACAATGTACGCTACACCAGGTACGTTGTTGACAACTTGAGCAACTTCAAGATAACGCACCTTCGTGTCTGGAACCCAATCTGTGGGATCCGATCCGCCCTCACGTTGGGGACTCGGAACACCCCACTCAGATGGGCTGAGGTATTTCGTGATCGCTGCGACCACGTTTGTCTGAAGCGCGTTCGGATCAGTACCAGCTTCGGGCTTAATGGTCGTTTGTACGTCGATGGTTGTGTAGGTCGGATCGATGATCGGAACAACGAAGTTGACCTCTCGATGAGAGTCAAGGTAAGCGCCGACTGCCGCCTTGATCGCCGTCGAACAAGGCTGGCCTAGCTCATCCACGACACAGACAGTAACGTAGCGCTCGACGTTGAGCACTTCGGCTGCGCCGGTCGCGGTGCGCGTAACCGCTGCTGTATGCCCACCAGCACCAGACAACCCGGCCGGGTTAGTCGTCATCAACGCCTGAGGTGCAGATCCCAGGGTGTTGACGAACGTAATGATATATGGATCTACGGGGTTAGGCGATCCCGGCCCACCTACCACCAGGGCATTGCCTGCTCCGATTGAGCTGAGAGCCTGGAGCGCAGTCTGGAAGGCGGCAGCAGTGATGTTGTATGCGAGCGCTGGTGTCGTCTGCCCGCCAAACGTCACCGTGAACGTACCGCCACCGGCGTTGACTTGAATCTGCTGCTGCTCGTTGATTCCGGGCTTCAGTCCGTCAATGGCGGTCGCGCGATAGACGCCAGCTATGTTCTTGGCCATCGCTGCGAAGTCCGGCGCGAGGATCGGGCGCGGCGCCATTAGCTGTAGCTGCTCGACCAGGTGGTTGAGATAGTCGGCATCTGTCTGAGCATCGACGCCACCAGTCGTTATACCGACAATCTGTACATCGGTGACGAAGCCGAGTACATCGATCAACGTTACTGGATTAGTCAGACCAGACGAGTCAGCCCCGGCGTTGACAGCAGTGATCAGCACCTCGCCAGGATCCGTCGTTGTTGAGCCTGCAGAGATCACTACATCGCCGTTCGTAACAAATGGATGATCAGTACCACTCGCATCACGCATCGTCACTTGCGTACCATCAGGGATCGTGTAGCCGAGATCATCGAACGCCGTCCAGGTCGTGTAGCCGGTCGCCTGACTAGCATCGACCGGCGGGATGTTCATGAGTGTGTAACCGAAGTAACGGAAGATCGAGGTGGGTACCATCGAGGTGACATCGCGTAGCTGCGCCGTCATCCGCGAGAGCGCTTCGATCAGCCAGACCTCAAAGTTGCCTTCCTGGGGCAGCCAGCCCTGAATATTGTCTTGTAGGAACTCGAACGCATCTGTCGCCAGAACGTCCGGGTCGGTGTCAATTGGCACTGAGATATACTCAGGCAACCTGCGGCCCTCCGATCTTTGCGACACGGATCTTCACAATGTCCATCATTTCATCGAACCGATCCGGTGCCTGCTCGTAGAGATTGTCCGCCCGCACCTCCCAGGCCTCGATCTGTTCAGCCAGGAGATCCAGATCAATACGATCACCTTCGCTGAACGTCTGATCATCGACACCGAATTGAATCATCTCTGGCCGATAGCCCTGCGGGCAGCGAACGATGCACTGTACGCAGTCGTAGATGTCGTCGAGCGTATCTTGCTCGTTGCAATTGACTCCCCCTGGCCCCTGCCCTACAAAGCGGAACGGAAGAGCGATGTGCGGTATGATGGTGTCTTTAGTTCGCAAAGGGCCACCAGGCAACCACCCAGGGGTTGCGTCGATTATCGAACAGTACGATGCAGGGGTCGCCCTGGCTAGGCAATGATTCCAAATCGCGAGCCTGCCAGGGGAGTGGGCCCCACATATGCTCGTCAGAAAAGTCCATGATGTACACGAACGCTCCGTTGCGTAGATCAGAGATATCACGAGCAAACTCAGCGTAGAACGCTCCAGCATAGTCGAGGTGCGGGTTGTTCTTGGGGTTAACCAGATCTTTGAGTCGTCCTGTGAGTGCTGGGCTCATTTCTTTCCATTCAGTTGCTGACAGATCGTTCCGCAGCCACAGCCACCCTGGCCATAGTTCGTGCATCCACAGATCTGGAAGCCTGCGGCTGCGCGGGTGTCCATCCCGACATGGACATGCGAGTTTCCGCCCTGGTTGTAAACGTAGCCGATGACGTCGTACTTCTTGACATGATCGCCAGGCGATGGTCGTCCGCCATCCATGAGGTGGCCAAACCAGTAGTGAATCCCGCTGCCCCCGAAGGCTGCGAGCGAAGCGCCACCCTGTGCCGAGCCCCAGTAGTCAATCACTAGGTCTTCAGGCGCATGAATCGGCGTACCAGCATTCGCCATGATGTCCACGGCCACGTGAGTTTCGAGGTTGTCGGTGATATGCGAGATGTACTGATCACAGAGCGGTGCTTTCCCGTTGATGACGATACCAAGATCGTACGGGCCACCACGCGGATCTTCCTTGGCGCCCTTCGACCCTGGTAGCTCGCCACCAGTCAGTCCCTGCTGTGACTTCTTACCCTTAGCTTCTGCCTGCGCCTCGGACAGCGGCTTGATCGGCTTCTTCAACGTCACCTGGCAGTCGGTGGATCCGATCAGATCCATCTGTACCTCAGTCACCCACCAGAGCCCGTCCCACGGGCCCATCTTGACGAGGTTGAGCGTCTGCCCAGGGAGCCAGACCCACTGGTCACTAAACGTATTGATAGTGACTGTACCTGTCTTCTTGTTGCGGTCGTAATCGCCGTCGATGTAACCAATGTCGTCGGTCTCAAATTCCTGGATGTCATCAGACCCAACAGTGAAGAAGTCGTCGGATGGACGGAAGTGAAGCTCGTCCCAGACCATGAACTTGTACCAGTTCACTTCGTTGGCCATCCGCTCGATACAGTCCCAGCTGTTCTCCTTCGTCCAGGCTGAGCGTCCGGTCGTGTTCTTCGGCGAGCCTCGATGCCACTGCTGCGAGGATGTATCGCCCGAGGCCAGCGACCAGTTGGGAGGGATGGCGAATGGATCCTGCGAGTCGCCTGCGCCTACGGTTGCTCCCGAATCTGGATTGGCTGGATCAACGTGCTTCCTGATATCTTCGCCGCTGTAGCCCCAGGCATCAACAATCTTCTCAGCCTCATTCCGGTATTGACCGACGTATTTGGTATACTTCCCTAGTGAACTATCCATCTGGAAGTTCCAGCCAGAGTTTTGTGTCTTGGTGCCTAGTTCCTCGTAGCTGATGTTCGGATATTGCTTATCGACTGCTATGGCTGCGCGGAAGTACGCACCGGCATCCTTCGCTACATCTCGACTCGCGGGCCAGCCGAAGGAGTGGAACTGCTGGAATACTCCGATAGGCCCATCCGGACACATCCCATACTTCTGGACACACTCGTAGTTGGTGATCGACGACTCGCCTATCGCCGTCATGATCGAAGCGACCATGATCTTGCGTCGCACCTTCATCCCTGCGCCTGTGTCAAGGATCGCGTTGATGTTCTTCAGTTGGTCAGCCCTCGGCTTCAGAGTCTTGATCCGAACATTGAACTTCGCGCTCGGCTTGAACGGCACTGCTGGGGTGTAGGGATTCGGGTGTTGCGAGATGCCTTGGAGGTTGTCGCTCACTCGCGTCTTAGCCCCAGGCCGCCCAACGCAGGGGCCGTTGTAGTCGAGACGCGGATCCTTCGCCTGCGCTTCCATGACCAACCGCCAGACAAACTCGCAGCGATTCAGCTTGCCCTTGTCCACGAGCAATTTCTTGTTGAACGACTTGAGAATCTGTACATGGCGATCCTCGAACACGAGCGTCAGTAGCTCACCCTGCTTCGATACCGACGCAAGCCGCCACCAGGCTTCATGTTGGGTGTAGAAGATCCGGATGTCGGTATGAGTGCCGAGGTAGCCGCTGCGGAGGAGCTTGCGACTCGGATCAACAACCTGAATCGTCACTTTGTGCGAACCTTCTGTCGTGAGATCCATCTTGGCAGAGACTACATTGTCCCGAATATCATATTCAGGATTGCCGGTGTAGTAGAGGATGACCGACGACAGATCCTGCCCAGTCGGCAGCATAGGCGCGTACTTGATATCCGACTTAATTGTCGGATGAGCTACTCCTCCGTCTGTCTTCGGGGCTGCCATTATGCCGCCGGTAGCTTCAATTTGACGCCGCCAGGATACTTGTAGAAGGGATCACGCAGGCCATTGATGTCAGCGATGTCATGCCAAAGGTCGTAGTCACCTAGCTGCCGCGCGGCGATGGTCGTCAAGGTGTCGCCCTCTCGCGTCGTGTATGTGGTGCTGTAACCCGAGACAGTCGAAGGATCAATAGCGTAGCCGTAGCCAGTTCGCACATACTCATGCGTGTTCTTACTCTTGTGCTTCGACTTACGCTGTACCTTCTTGGTCGCTGAGACCTTTGCGATGTCAGCAGTGACGTATTGCATCAGATGAACGATCAAGTGCTGCCGGACGAGAGTACCGCCGATCTTGCGCATCGTTTCGCCCCAGCTGATGTCGTCAATCACCCAGACCTTATCCGTGTGCGGAACATGCCCAGTGATCTTCACCGTTGGTGGCGGATCGTTGAACTTCGCTCCGACCGCCATCTGCTGGATCGTCTTAACTGCTGCCTCGACGCTCGTGTCATCGCTGAACCCGTCAAACAGGATCGGTAGATCCATCTTGAATGGCTTTGGCCCAGTGAAGATCGTCAGCGAACGTCTCCGCGCCCGATCCTGCTCTGTCCAGCCACCATACCCTTGGGTGACTGTTGCGGTGTCGTTATCGAGTAACGCTACGACGCGCAGGTTCGGCTTGAAGCTCACGAAGGTGATCAGCTGTGCCGGGGAGATACCTTGTGCAGTGCTCATGCTGCTCCCATCCCTGCCTGCGTCGTCAAGATGATGTCAGCGGTGTACTGCGCGATCACGTTGCCGTCGATGCTGAGCGGAATCAGTGCCTGGAGCTTGGGTGCGCCGACGCGCTTCTTGTCGATGTTACGATCAAGGCGCGACAGCGGCTGCACTTGAGCCCCTGTCGGCAGGAACACCGTCTCTGGGCCATGCTCGCCAACGAACGCGAGGCCACCTTGCATGATCGTGCCTCCCTGGGCGACGCCTGGGATGTGCGGGATCTTCGGCACATCTCCGGTCGCCCAGCCAAACACTTGATTGTATGCGCTGGTCGCCCAATTGATCTTGTCGATCACCCAGTTAAGGCCGTTGATGATCCAGTTGACTGCGCCTCGGACGATCCCTATCAAGGTGCTGAACGCTGTCGAAAATGCCGACGCCACAAGATTGGCGATGCTCACCGCTGTACCGGAGATAGCGTCCCAGGCGTTCTCCATCCAGTGGAAGAAGTCCCAGAACCATTTCTTGACTGTGCCCCAGTGACTGATGATCAAGAGGGCTGCGGCGATAAACGGGAACGCAAAGGAGTACGCGATGGCGAGCCCGTCGAGGATCGCCTGCTTGAGGTTGTGGTAGTGCTTATTGAGTTCGTAGATCGTCAAGATCAGAAGCGTGAACCCGATGATCAGCGCTCCGATTGGGTTCGCGTCCATCGCAATATTCAGGAGCCATTGAGCGGCCGTCAAAGCTCGGGTCGCGAGCATCGTCGCCCAGACCTGTACTTTGAACAGGAACATAGCCGCTGCAGTGCTATCAGTTGCTCCAGTGAGGAAGTATTGAGCGATGCCTAGTGCAATCACTGCACCATCATACACCGCCATGGCGAATTGCAGGAGACGCATCACGATCAGGCCGCCCCACATTGCCATATTCCAGCTTTCCTGGGCGATAGTCGCGACCACCGTCCAGAACGCCTGCAACATCAACTTAATGATCCAGGCATCGATCAGGTACTTGATGAAGTCTACGTTCTTCGCAAACGGCCCCAGCACCGTATTGATAGCCCAGAGCAAGATGCCGGAAAGAAGCAAGAACATACCAATGGCGACTTTGAGAGTCGGGAGAACATTTTTTGATATAATCGCCCAGATGTTCTCGAACTCAGTCTTGATCCCCTTGAGGTAGAAGGTAAGTGTCCCGCCAGCGCCGATCAGGCTGTCGATGTAGTCAATCGTCTTCCAGGTGACTGCGCCGGTCTTGCTCATCGTGCCGTGAATGCCCTCTAGCGACTTGTTGAGCCGATCGAACATATGCGTCACGCCGGTGAATGCGCCCTGCATAACACCGCCCATGAACTGCGCTAGGTAGTCCTTGAGCGTTGACCACTCGCCCATGAACGTCTTAGCCTGCTTCGCGGCCATGCCATGGAAGTTACGGTTCAGTTCATTCATGATTGCCGCGATACCGACATCCGACGGGATCGCTAGCTGGCCCTTCATGAACTGCGTGATCTGTGCCTGCGTCAGATGTAGCTGATGACGCAGGGCTCCAAACACCGGGACACCTGCTTGCTGCAGCTGACGCATGTCCTGACCGAGGAGACGGCCGGATTGATGAATCTGACCGAAGACAATTGCTAGGTGGGCGATCTGATCGCCGGTCAGGCCGAAGGCCGAGATGGTATCGGCAAGGATCGGCAGCATCTTATTGGTCTCTTTGAGCGAGAAGCCGAACGCGAGCAGCTGCCGCGTGGTCGTCAAGATGTTGGCGAAGGTGAACGGCGTATGCGCCGCGAGGGTGAATAGGCTCTCGACTTCCCGGTGAGCGAGCTTAGCATTGCCGAGCAGCGCAGTGAACGCTAGCTGGCTCTGCTGCATCGTGTTGTCGTACTGGAAGCCGAGCGCGACGAGCCCAGCACCAGCAGCGACCATTGCCAGGGTAAAGCCGTAAGCGAAACGCCGGGCAGTGAAGAGCATTTGGCTAAGGAACCAGCCCTGCTTACGGCTGGCCCGCTCCGTTGATACGCCCAGGCCAGCTGTCGTGGCATCGAGTTTGCCTAGCGCTGCATCGACAACCCCAATTTCGGCGGCAGACTTACCAGTGCCGACCGTCTGGACGCCAATCAGGATTTCGTCTCGCTCCATGAATGCCATTACTTAGCCCCGAACAGTTTCCCGATCTTGTTGGTGATGCGGTTCGCCAGATCCTCGTTGATCTTCGACATCCGAAGCTCCAGAGCACGAACCGCAACAATCTGCATAATGCCTACTTCCTCCCGGTCGCTACTGTTGAGTAGTCTGAACGGATCGAGACCAGCGAGCAAGACTTGCGCCGCTTGCGTTATCTCGTCACTGGTCTCTATCTCCCCAAGAAAGTTTCATCAACTCCTTTCGACGTGTCTGCCATCCAACGGCTGAGCGTGATCCCGTGAGCCATGATGGCCGCATCGTTCTCTCGGAACACTTTGTAGACGAGATCACGAGCCGTCTCAGTTGAGAGGTTGAGCATCTCGGCTGTACGCGGATCGCTGAACGTAACAGCGATCACCGCCGGATCACCAATCTCGTGATCTGGGTCTAGCGGCACCAGCTGCTTGTCCGAATCCTCGATGTCAAAGTTACGGTAGTACAACCCGATGTTCGCAGCGACAAGCAGATCGACCGTCGCCCAGATGTTCTGTTCGTGAATCTCATTGAACTGTCGTTGTGCCCGCTTGCCTAGCTCGGCTACGAGTCGGCCGGGAATGATCTTGTAGCGAGCGACAAATTGATCGCGGTAGCCCGGAATGTTGATGTCAGCCGTGTCGGGTGCTTCGGCCTCCCGCTCAGAGCGCAGTTTATCCATCATCGACTGCATGAGCGGATTCCGGGCTACCGGGTCAAGGGCTTCCTCGTGGAAGTCGTTGTCAGACATTGCTCCCTCCCGTACTTGTTCCATGATTAGCCGACGTGCGGATCGCCGTCGGGAGTGATCTCGATTTCGATGATGCCGGGATCACTTGACGTCGAGTCGTGCTCAGGCGGCGACACACGCTTGAGCTTACCCGAGTAGTTGAGGGGCTTTCCGTACGTGTTCCCGTCGATGTCCATCGGCAGCTTGTGAACCTCGATGGTCGCCTTGCCGACCTGCGCAAGCAGCAGGTTGAGGCGGTCGTGATCGCGCTGCAGACGGTACAGCCGCTTACAGACGATGTTGCCGGGGTTGCGGTGGCCGCCCAGCGACACCTGTGGGGCCATACCGCCTGGCCAGTACTTGGCCTCGTCCGAGTCTAGTTCCCCGCCTGTCAAGCCGTCCCAGACGCCGAGGTCAGTCGTGGCGTCACCCTTGCCCGCCACCGCATGCTTCATGACCACGGTAACGGTATAGGTGTCCTTGCGGGTTGGGCCTCCCTTTGATGCCATTGTTCACCTCCTCACAGGATGTCGGTGATCAGCCGCTTGACGATTTCGATCACGACGAGTTCTGCGAACGGGCTCATCTTGACTCGCAGCACTGCGTGAAGCTCGCCAGCAGAGATGGTCTCTGGGGTGTTGACTGACGGGCCCACATCGACCGCAAACGCGGCGTCAGGGGAGTCACCGTACAACGACCCCTCGTTGTAGAACACGTTCAGCATGGAGGCCAGGGCTCCACCGAACGCACCGATGGTCACTCCCTTGCCGTCGATCTGGCTGAACACGTAGTTCTCGCCAACGGCATCCGCCTGCGCGACGATTGCCATGTAGAGACGAGCGTTGCTGAACTGGAGCCAGTTCGGATCCAGGTTGGGATCGGTCAGCGTCCGGTAACCGTACGCCATGATCCCGCCGAACTGCTGGACGGCCATGTTGACGCCAGTGCTGTTCAACTCCTCCCGATCTGCGTCGCTAAACTTCGGCTGCGACAGCGCGATGGGGTAGAGAGCTTGACCATACTGGATGCCGGCAGCCGCGATGTTCGGGCTGTTAGCGGCGTCGTTACGAGCGATGATCCCGGCCTCAATTGCCGACCAGGGCACTGTCCGTGTCGTACCGGCGATGATGCCTGGCACGACTGCCCAAGGCGCAAAGAACGCTGCGTGCCTCGCGTTCGGCACTCCGCGTAGGCCCATGGCGACGGACTTGAGTGTTGCCTTCGATCCCGAGTCCGTGCCGTCGATCAGAGCCACGCGATTGAACGTCGCGGCGTGAGCCATCAGGTTCGCCTGCGCTGCCGGTGTCGTGCGGCCGGGCATCGCGACCTGGCCTGGGCCGAGATCATTCGTGAACTTGCCGAGTGCGGTCGTCCAGTTCGCCTCGGTGATGTTGGTGTTGTCGTCTGTCCCGCCCGTCAGCGGCGTAGCAGCGACGACTGCCGGATCGCTCGGGGTGACGGCAACGTCTACCAGGTCGATGTAGTCGCTCGCATACGACCAGTTGATCGCGTCGGCCTCGTCTGTCAGATCCCTCGACAGTTCCAAGATGTTGCCAGAAGCGTCGCTAACCTGGAGCACGAACGTACCGCCGACCGAGCCCTGGATGACAGCGATGCGCAGGTTGTTGCCCCATGAACCAGGACTGTTGGCGATCACCTGGAGCGTGTTTTGGTTGCCTCCGTCCTTGAGCATGACAGTTGCGTTCACCGGCGCAGGCCCGACGACGCGGGCGACGTACGCATTGCTGCCGCCTTCCTTGTAGAAACAGTCCATCGCATCCCACAGATAGCTGTAGGTCACGCGAGCGCCGAACAGCCGCTCAAACTCAGCCATGCTACGAACGCGCACAGCCTGGGTGGCATCGCCCTGAGCCGCAGGCCCGACAGCAAAGAACACCCCGGTGTCAGTCGGTGGTGTTCTTGCTGGCGCAACCTCGACCAGAGAGATCTCAACTCCCGGCCTCGGCATTGGTCACCTCCTCCTTCGTCGCTTTGGCCGCCGCTGAAGTCGAGACGAGGTGGCCCGACTCGATCAGGGCAGCATTGTGCGAATCTGCTTGCGCTTCCTTGTCCAGATCCACCTCGGCTCCAGGCTCTGCGATGGAGCCGTCAGCTAAGTCGGTGAGCGCACCGACGTTAAGGTATTTGGTCATCTATCGGCTCCTTCTCGACATCGATGTCAACCTCTTCAACCAACGGCCACTGGCTGCCTGGTTGCGTCGCCGGATCCGGCGGGTCTGGACTTGGATACGTTCGCGGCCCTCCCATCTTGTTGACGACATCTTCCATCGTTACATCGGCATGTACTGAGACGAGTGTTAGGTTGCGCTCGCCATCCGGACTCGGCAGATCGCTGTAACTCTCACCCGTCCACTGACTATTGATTGCGAAGCCTCCCAACGTCGGCTTCTGTACGATGATGCCACGTAGCGCTGCACCATAGAGCTTGGCGACTGCGCGCGTTGATTCCTGGTCGAGCGCTGAGATCAACCCAGTGACAATCATCCGCCAGGTCGCGGTGTACATCCCGTAACCGTCGTGGTACGGTAGGCCGGTGACCCCCGGCGATTGGACGAGGATGCCTGGCAGCTGGTTCTCGCGCAGCTGCTCCAGTACGCCAGCAACCATGAAGGAGCGCGGCACTGGCACCTTCCCGCGCTCGCGGCCCAGCTGCAGCTCCATCTCCTGAATGTAGACCGGCATCCAGAGCCTGATATGATCACGCAGAGCTTCCTCGACTTGATTGGCCGAGACAATGCGATCAAATATGTCAGGCACTGAAATGGCCACGCGGCGGTCTCACCCCTTCGCTGCCGAACACCTTGAGAGTGTAGGCATCCCAGAAATATTGAACGATGATCCGCTCGAACCTGACAACATCACCCGGCACCGATTTGTAGAGCTTCCGAGCCGGAAGGTTGCGGCTGGGTACACCTCGATGCTGCGCCTTCGCGTAGGGCACAGTCGTGCCGAGAGCGACAGCCCAGGTATTGGCAGAGCCCTTGATGATCAGTTTGTTCTCAGGGCTGCCGATCTGAGCCAGGGAGACGTAGAGCCGATGTGTTTCGCCAAACTCGATTCGAGGATCAATCTTCTCACGCGCCTTCTCACGCATGCGCTTTTCGCTCAGCTTTGTCCAGGAACCACCACCGCGCCTACCCTGGCTCTCAAAAGTCTCCCTCGCGTTGTCAGCCATTTCCTCGCCGATGATCTCCATCGCAGGCCGGAGATTTGTCATGGCAGATTCGAGATGAAGGAACTTGGAACGTATCTCTTTGATGCGGCCAGGAGGCAGCTGCTCTACGTGAACGCCGAGAGGTAGCGGGCCTTCAGCCATTTACATGCGCGTTCGCCAGCCCACTAGGACTTCAGGGCCTGGGAAAGTCCAGAATGGTTGACCGGGGGTAACTTCAACGCCTGACTCTTCCTCTAGCTCGCGCCCGACGGCAGTGTTGAGCCATCCGATTGCTTCATCAAACAGCGCGTTGTACTCCGGATAGGGCGAGCGGCCGGTGGCAATCTGCTCGGGGAAGTAGCTGATCTCAATCAGCTTTGCGGATCGGTAGATGATCGCCTGCTGCGCCCAGCGGTAGGCAGCAACCGGGATGTCAGTGTCGATAGGCGCAGTGACATCGTTCGCTGCCTGTAGAATGATCCGGTTGACTTCCTCGCCGGTAGGCCGCGTCTCATCGTTGAACGTCCCGATCTCATCACCATTGACAGTCTTGGTACGAGCCCGCATGATCGCGCCGATGTCTGCCAAAGTGGGCAGATACGGCATCGTCTCATCAGGAACGTTCTGGATCGGAGATGTCGGGATCGCCGTCGAAGCAGCAGCATCGTGGAAGATAACCTGGTACCAGCCGTTCGGCAGCGTGGCCTGGTCGGTCGTGAAGGCACGCGCCATCGGCTCCGTAGGATCTTCATCGAGCGGCGAGAGCGGCTGGGTGTCGATCTGAGTCCAGGGCCCAGCCGGGTTGTCGGCTTCCTCAATAACTAGTTGAGTCCAGGGCAGATCATCAAACTTGGGCGGCGGTGTAAAGTCTTCAAATGTGACGACGTACATCACTGCCTTTCGTAGGATTGAACGATCCGACCAGTGCGCGGTTGGAGCACTCCTCCGATCCTTGGACTTTGGACGCTAGGGCCGTTGCCCGTCTTGGGGTATACAATGTCTCCGTATGGGGCCTGCCAGATGTTCCCAACTTCGTACATGTATACTTTTCCTCCGCCCAGGAACAACTTTGGCGCTGACGAGGAGAACGTCGCCAGCCCCGAACCGACAGCCCGGACTATAGACCATACGACCGTCGGCGTCGAGGCGCTGAACGTGCAGCGGATAGCCGGGGCATCCAGCCGCCAAGTCAGCACAGGGAGAGCAGTAGAAGCCGACCAGATGGCAGCTGGTGCCCCGACACTTACGCTCCACATAACGCCTGGAGCAATACTGGTAAAAGTTGCAGTGCCTGGAGGGGTCACGACCAACTTAAGAACTGTCGCAGCAGGAGCGACCGACGATGCTGTCCAAACTGCCGGTGGGCTCGTGATGACACTCGACGCCAATACATTCGGCGAGACTGAAGCGAATGTCGTCAAGAAAGCGGATGGCTGGATGATGGTTGCGAAGGAGATGGTCGGTGGTACCCGACTCGCTGTCCAGGTTGCGACCGGCGCCACGACGGTACTCGACTCCAGGAGGATGGGAGCGACCGAAGCATACGTTGCCGTTGCTGGTGTCAGGATCAGCGTTCGGCCGAGCCCGGCAGCGACACTGCTCGCTGTCCAAAGGGCTGGTGGGGGCGGTACAGCTAGCGCCAGGGTTGACGCTACCGCCCCCAACGTCGTCACAGCGACAGGAGGTGACATAGTACGACCCAGCCCCGGTGCAACAGAAGCAGCCGTCCAGGTTGCTGCGGGAGAGGTGACAGCAACCCCTACACCTACGAGCGGCGCGACAGAGAAGAAGTTGGTAACTGCTGCGGAGGGCGTCAGAGTGACGCTGACTGCTGCCTGGATGACGGGCGCTGTCGCCGCAAACGTCGTGACCGCAACGCTCGGAGCAACTGTCTCCGCAAGTACCGGCGGGACGCGACTCGCTGTCCAAGTCGCTGGTGGCGACGTGATCGAGACTGCGACACTAACAGTCGGAGCAACTGACGAATACGTCGCGACAGATGCGGCTGGCAGTATCGTGTCCAGCCAGACCGGCAAGACAGTCGCAGCCGTCCAGTTAGCTGGAGGCGCCACGACAGTGAGCAGCGTGCCAACAGCCGGAGCAACCGTCGCGAACGTCGCGACAGCTGGAGGAGCGACAATTGTCTCAGAAGCAGAAACAAGCGGGGCAACTGAGCTACCCGTCCACAACGCGGCAGGAGGTAGCAAGGTTAGCTGCAGCTGCCCCGCAACCGGCGCAAACGTAGTAGTCGCTGGCGGCGAGATGATGATCTCCGATACCTGCGCTTGAGGAGCGACGGTTGCGTATGTCGCTGTCGCTGCTGGAGCAACGACGAGTTCATCGACTCTCGGCTGCGGAGCTACGCTGCTCGCCGACCAAACGGCTGGTACAGCGACAACTGTACAGTCAGCCTGTACCGGAGCATATGTCGGATACCCACCAAAGTACATGCCACCGAAAGTCGGCACGAAGTTCGGCACAGGCCCTGTCGGCGGTAGAACAAGCGCTGGGGCTACAGCACTAGCATTGAAAGTCGGCGCAGACGGAGCAATTGTTTCTCCCGGCACGGGTGCAACAGATTGCGCAGTAAAGATAGCGGGTGGCGCAGTAATCGTTACACTCACAACTGCTGCAAAAACAGCAACCCCAACCATTGCTGTCAAAGAGGAGTTCACAGTACCGCTGCCGGTGTAGGTGCCGGACGTGCTCGCAATCGAAAGCTGGTCTGCTAATGCGAGGCCATTCGAGTCGATGCGCTCTGTGACCCCGGTGGCGCTACTGTTCAACTGCTCGGCTGACCAGGTTGCCGAAGTCGAACGAGCGCCGAGCACCCAGATCGCACCAGCTGACTGCCCCGCTGCGGGAGTGACTGCTGGCGTTGATTGCGCCGTACCGGCTGCGTTCGTCGCGCACTGGCCCGCTAGCTGCGCGCCCGAGGCGACGCCGGTGTACTCAGCAATACAAGTTACTGGTGTCGTCGGTGAGCCGGTGAAGGTGACGCCGGTTTCGCCGCCAGCGGCAATCTTGTAGCAGAACTGGATGCCGCGAGCGGTTCCGCCCGAGGCCGAAGCTGAGCCGAGCGTCGTCCAACCGGACGGCAAACCTGGCACAGTGTTACTCTGGCAGACGCATGCGGCGACGAGCAGGTTGCCCGCCTGAGCCGAGACAGGCAGCGTCGCCGTCAGCCCTGTGGCGTTCGCCGTTTGCCCAGATCGAAGCGCAATCGCCACTAGTCCTCAGCAATCTCCGCCGGTCGCGCCGACTGGACAACAGCCTGAACGAGAGCATCTCTTCCGAACGGCATCGGCGCGTTCGTTACGAAATTGATGAGATCCTGGAGAGCCTTACCGTCCACGATCACCATCTGTGTCTGAACAGCCTCAGGTTTTGAGTTTACGCTCATCCGAAATCACTCGTGGCCTTATCTACTGCAGATTGGCGTGCTTGTTCCGATTCTGATATCGTGACAGCGTTCTTCAAGAAATCACGGATCTTCATTTGTACGAACTGATTGCCTGTCTGAGGATTCGGCGCACCGTCAGGCAGTGTAGCCTGGTAGCCAAGCCCTGCGATGATCCTCGGCACCATCGCGTCCGGCACAGTCACTGAAATGTTTGCCATGAAACCTCCATCCTAATATGCTCTCATGTACATGAGTGGCATACCTCGAACGTTGAGAATGCCGGGGGTGAATGTTGATGGAAGCGCACCTGTGACCCCTTCCGGCGTGTGGTAGACGCCAGCAGCATAAGCGAATGTCGCCGTGCCAGGATCGTTCCAAGTAATTACACCTGTCTGCCTAGTCTGGATGTAGGCATCGTAGGCGCAATAGTATTGAAGTGCAGCGCCCTGAGTCGCGATGGCAATCCAGTACAGGCCAGGATCGAGCCATTGATCTATTACAGCTTCTTTTGATCCAGTCGTACTCGCATCGACTTGACCACCATCCACGATTAACGCACCGGGCATACCATTCCCGTTATCTGCATAAATACCAGGCCGCACAAACGCCCCCGCTGCAGCTGTATAGACCATTGCCCCGACTCGGTTCCAACGGCTACGCTTCCGAACCCAGAACGGGATACAGGCGAGTCTCCCTGCTGGAAAGGAACCAGTATCGGTAGGACTAGAGACACGCGCCTCAATCGCCGGGTAATAGAATCCAGATGTGTAGCCCCAGTTCCCCGGCACTCCACCACCGATGAATTTCCCAGTCTGATCGATGCGAGCCAGGATCGTGTCTGTGGAATCCTTGATCTGTAGATAATCATTGTTGAACCCGGTCTGCATCGTCTTCAGCAGCAACGTCGGATGGTTCCAACCAGCACTACTCTGGTACTGCTGATGCCGCTGCCAGCCCAGCGGATGTACTCGCCATGTCTCTTGTCCTGTTCCGCTGATGAGATTCGATAGACCGAATCCTTGCGATAGTTCATGGTCGATGAACTCGCCATTGAAATTGACAACCCAGCCTTGAGGCGCTAGCGCGTTTGCCTGCCCATTATTCCAGGACATGCTCGCTACGTTCCATGAAACGCCAATGCCAGCGCCATAGAATACAAAACCCTGAGAAGTGGAAAAACGTAATGTTCCATCTGCATTCGGTGACCAGACCTTCGCCCCGCCAAGAAAATCAACCTCGCCACTAACCTTGGTAATTGTACCGTAGCCATTTAATTCAAACCGTACATCAGTTCCATTCGGCGCAACTACTTGGAATGCAGGATTGAAGCTATAGTCAGTGGCTTGCAGTATCAAAGCGGGCACATTCGGCTGTGGGTCACTCGACCCACTTGTGAGGATTGTATTTCTAGCATTAGTCTTCGGCGCAAGTGATACATAATCGTTCTCGATATCAGTAAACGTTTTAACCGAGTAAACGGCAGCGATCTGGTCGCCTGCTCCAATAGACCGAGCCGTTGATCCCTCCTGAGAACGAGTGATCGTCAAGGTGTCGGTCGAGATAGCAGTCACGCGAGCTATCTCAGCATTGCTCGGCAGCGGGATCGCATTATTGGGCCAGATTGTGACATTGAATGGCGGCGTCGGGAACCGCGCTCCTTCTCCAGCACCGACAACCAGAGATGTTCCCGAGGATGCCGGACTGGGCGCAGTAGCTACCGTACTGTACGCAAAGTTCTTGTGAGCATCAACTGGCATTATGCCCCCACATGGTCGGGCCAGGCGCTGGAGTCGATGATATCGCCGGGCATGTACTTGTAGACGGAAGGAGCGCTCGTGCGCTGGAATGTAGGTAGAGCCGCAGAATAGTTCGACAGGATCGGCACTGCAGTCTGGCCCCGGTTGATCTGGGCAGTGGTCTGGTTCGCTGTGAACACCCCGGCGGGGCTCGACCAGCGTAGGTCGAAGTTGGGCTCTGTGACTGTGCCGACCCAAGCTGCTGGTACAGCTGATACGAGCTTGAGTATGGACAGGGCGGCTGCCGCCGAAAAAGTGGTGCGACCGGCCAGCACCGGGATCGAGAAGGCCAGGCTCGGATCGACCACATCTCCCGACCAGGTTGCCGGAGGGAACGGGATGGCCAGCTTAATTTGCCCGCCGACGACCGAGAACGTCGCCACTGGAGCGGTCGGAGTCATCGTATGGTCGAGTATTGGCGCTGTCGCCTTGGCGCTGAAGCTCCCGTACACGACCGTCTGTGTTAGGATTGGGTTAGGTGACGAGGCTCCGGCCGTGAAGGTCGATGGAGTCGGGTACAAGACCGTCGAGAGCACAGCACTCACGGCGCTCATCGTCACGCGCATAGCCGTCTCGACCACCGTCACACTGACGGTCAGGAACGGCGCCAACATCGATGCGGAGAGGTTCCCGGCTGACGGAAGGAATGTCCGGTTGAAGATCGGGCCGACACCAGACGTAGTGAGCATTGCTGGCACCGCCGTCACGCTGGACGAGAACGCAATCGTAGCTATCGCGCTCGCAGTGAACTTTGCTGCCGGAGTAGCGAGGGTGATGCCTGAGCCCGTGACAAATGAGGGCGCAGCGCTGCTGAACGTTGCAGTGCCAAACGGAACGGCAATCAATCGTGACAGAGACGCCCCGGCGCTCGTCGCCGTGAAGTTGGCTGGCGGTGCCGTAATCGAGAGCCCTGCCCCGGCGAGGATCCCTGGCCCGACGCTCGCCGCAGTGAACAACCCGACCGGCACGACAACATACACATTCGTCGCCGGTACCAGGACGGTCGCGGAGAACTGCATCACAGGCACATTCAGGGTCAGTCCCGAACCAGCTGCGAACGAGGGGGAGACGCTCGAAGCCGTGAACCGTGCGGCAACAGATCCAATCGACAACGAGTTCCCAGTCACGAGCATCGTCGCATTGAAGACAGCTGGTACAGCAGCCACCGTATTGCCGATGCTTACAATTGATTGTAAGGTGATAGGCATTGCGGCCGGAGTCATGACGAGAGCCTGGGTCGGCAGAACAGTCGAGAACACCGCCCCAGCCGCAGGCGGGATCACACGATCCTCGATGATCGGCACAACTGTACTCGCTGTCAGCACCATCGGGTTGAGAGTCAGGATCCGCGAGATGCTCGGAGCTATAGAGCTAGCCGAGAACACCATCGGCGTCAATAACACGACAGTAGACAGCAACGGATTGACGGATGTGAATGTCGCCTGGATCGCTGTCGGATTGATGAACACGCCCTTGAACAGAGTCGGAGCAACGACGCTCGACGTAAAGAGCGCGACCGGCGACACCAACAGCAACGCCGGCACCGGCCCGACAGAGCTAGCGGTCAAGAACGCCGCATACGGCGCAACTACTACGCTCACCGTAACAAGCGGGCCGACCGCGCTGACCGTAAAGTTGCTCGCCGGGCTGACGACCACATTGCCGGTAATCGGCGCTACGATACTCGCATTGAAGACGGCGGCAGCCGGTGCGAGCGCGAGGGCCAACGACACCGTAGGAGCGCTAGCGCTGAACCCGGCTGGCGTCGCAATAGCGGTCGCGTCACTGCGCGCCAGAGGAGCAACCGAGCTAGCCGAGAATGAGGCTGGCGGCGCTACGACTGCGACGCTTACGGTGACAGCGGGCGCAACTGTCCAGGAGTTGAACGTACCAGGTAGCACAGCCACCTGCTCATCGACTCGCGGAACCGGCGCAACCGCCGACATGTTCGTATTCACTGGAGGAGCATTGATCGTGAGGCTGACCGCTGTCGCACCTTTGAACGTAGCGATGATCGCATGGTACTGCTGTGGGGCAGCCGAAGCAGTAGCCGTACCAGTCTGTGTGCCTGTCGTGGTCACAGTCTTGTATTCCATGAAAAATTGCAAACCGTTGCCTGTTGACCAGCCAAATGTACCGATAGCGGTATAGCCCGATCCAGGCGTATACGTCGGGCCACCAGCCGATTGATACGTTTGAAATGTTGAAAGGACTAACTCAGCAGCCTGAGTCGTCGTCGGCGTCGTCGGCTCTGACAGAGTTGTGGTCGGAGAAGAAACGAATGAATTTGCGCTCACGTCATACGGCGACGGAGCAACATTCGTGAAGTGCATACACACTCCGGCTTTGTTTGCTGACGATCCTGGGAATGTAACTGTAATCAGGTCGGTGTTCACCATTGCGACCGTTACAGCGCAGTACCACATCTCCATCGTTGTAAAGAGCGAGCCAGTAGTATTGACATCTCGCCTGATGAAATTCCAAGTGTTGCCCTTATTGTCTGTGACTGTTGAGACGTTTAAGGCCGTGTTTGGAACGAACGTAGTTATAACGAGCAAATCTCCAACAGCAACAGAATCACCAACCGCACAAGGAGCTAATGTCAACGTCGTGCCTGTTGCTGGCCCGCCAGTCATATAGCTCTTGAAGACGGGTACAGACCCACCACCACCACCGCCTCCTCCACCAATGAGCGTTGGTGCTACCGACTGGGCATTGAAGTTCGCCGCCGGAGGGGTGATGGTGACGGACGCAGCGACAGCGCCACCACCGAAATTGTCTATCTGGAGACTAGCGGTAGTCGTCGGCGCACGAATGCCGATATAGCTTCCTGACGGTATCTGGGTGTAGACAACGCCGGGATCGTCGCCATATCCTATATACGTCCAGCCAAGGCCATCATTCCGATCAATAGTCAGGTGAATTCTGACCCCAGATCCCAGAGGGGCCAGATTCTCAGCATAGGCCCAAATTTTCCCGTTCGCTACAACATGATCTGTCCAGGCCTTCAATCCGTTATCAACGCTCCCGTCAAATGACCTGATCCGGAGCAAGTTATTGACCATGTCATTCTGCACATAGTAATACTTGCCAGCCATAGCATTGAAGCAAAGTACCAGGTGAGTGTGCTGACCTGACCCGGTAAGATCCATCCATGCTTCCTGCGTACCGGACAGGGCTGTGCCAACAGAGTTCGATGAGACTACAGGGCCGGTAGCAATACGACACTGGTTCGTGCCGATCCGAAGAGACACATCACCAGATCGGATTGCGGCATTCCAGACTGCGCCGGAAGATGATGTGCCTAGAGATGAAGAATCTGCCCGATTGAAATCATCGATCAAAGACGTAGTGGGGGCAGATCCTGGAGGCACGGGTTAGTGGGATGGTCTCCATTTCATGGAAACCACCCCACACCCTCTACCGATCTGCCGCCGACACTTCTTCGATGCTCTCGATAACCCATTGCTTCTCCAGCGTCGCATCCATCGCGCCGTCGGGGTTATCGGTGAAGTCACCGGACTGAGCAACTTCCTGAGTTGCGATGTCGAAGGCCTGCTGCTCAGCAAGGCGCTTCGCAGCCTCCTCGCTGCCCACGTCCATGGTGATGTGCCGGAGGTAGGGCCGCTGGATGGTCTCTCCGTTGGCGTCCACGTCGTCGAACGTCTCCGGATGTCCCTCGGGCGGCTTCATGATCACGTTGTACAGCGTCACAGCTAGCCTCCGATATTGGTGTCTGGTGATTGCTCCAGGTAACGGCCGTACACCGCTCCTGCCTCATCATCCTGCCAAGCCGCAATTTGAATCTGCGCCCCTGACAGCCTGTTATAGAGTTCACGATCAACCGCCACACAATCGTCGCCTGTGTGGAGCAAGATCGTGTACATGCAGCAGACGCAGAACCGCGTGATGGTGCTAGCGGCCATCTTCTGCTTTTCCAACTCCTCGCGCAGGACACGTAGCTCTACTTCCTGCATCTGGATGACATCAGCAGGAGTGATGTCCATCGCGTTCTTGACGGACGGTAGCTGTCTAATTGCGGCCGGAGCGTACACCGTGAGGTCAGGCCCGTGCCGTTCGATGTCACCCGGCCGCGCCATCAGGCAGCCGTGCCCTTGAGGACGCCGGTGGCGTCCCACTGAATTGTGAACGTACCGGAGGAGACTGACTGGTCAGCCCCCATGTCCACGTAGCCCATGACCGGCGACGTAGCTGCCGTACCCGTAGACTTGTAGACAACCGCGATGCGACAGGTGAAGGTCGCTGACGCCCAAGATGCGTTGCCGGCGATCAGACGAGCCTCGTTGGTCGGGGAGTCGTACGTGAGCGACTTGGATCCGAGCGTGACACCGCCAGCCGTATAGCCGCCCGTCGCGGTCAGCTCATTGGTGGCGGCGCTGAAGAACTCGTCGGTGTCCTGGTTGGGCACATACGCGACTAGATGAAGCGAAGTCTTGATCGTGTCCGAGACCCAGTTGACCGGCGTAGCTCCCCACTGATCCTTGACGTTCAAACCGTACCACTTTGCAGTTACTGCCATTGATCCTCCTTACGCTGCAACTGCCTTGAGCACGCCTGTCGGATCCCAGACGAGCGTATACGTGCCGCCGCTGATCGACTGGTCAGCACCCATATCGGTGTACCCCAGCAGCGGGGATGTTGATGGTGTACCTGTGTTCTTGCGAACTACTGAGATGCGGAAGGTGAACGTTGCTGCTGTCCACTGAGCATCGTCTGCGTCGAGCCGCGTCTCATTCGACGCAGCATCGTATGTCAATGTTTTATTCACTAGGGTATAACCCCCAGCGGTATAACCGTTCCCTGACGCCAACTCACTGGTCAGGTCTGTGTAGTACACATGCGTGTCCTGGTTCGGAACGTAGGCGGACGTATGGAGGGACACTTGGATCGTGTCGTTCACCCAGTCAACCCGAGAGGCAGCGGTCGATGACCATTGCCCCTTTCCGGCCAGGCCATACCATTTCGATGTGGCTGCCATACTGCCTCCTGGGTGAGGTTGGGCGGGCCGAAGCCCGCCCTCTCACGCTACTGGGTTGACCTCTCGATGATCGCCGTCAGTCCCTTCTCGACACCGGCACGCGGGACGCCACCAGTTGCCTGTGTCTCCGCATCGAGCACCTTCTGGGCCTCGGCCGGATCGTTGCCTGCCAACGCGATGGTCTCGTCCACGTTGGGCTTGTTGTCCTCGATGTAGGCCGCGAGTTCATCAACGCTCGATTCGCCCGCTTCCAATTGTGCTGGTGCGCCGCCCTCAGCTGCTGCGGCCTCCTGCTCTTGGGCCTTGAGTTCCTCGTCGGTGTAGAACGAGCCCAGGCGCTCGCCCTTCTCCAAAGCGAGAGGGCCAAGCTCTTCGACACTGACTTCCTCGCCTTGCTTCGCCGTGCGCTCTGTGAGGATGGTCTCGCCGGGGAACATTGGCGATTCCGTCTCCACGAGCCAGGGGAAGAGCAGGTGCTTGATTGTGCGAGTGTCGCCGCTGTACTCCTCCGGCGATTCGTAGTCGGCCAAGTTCTCGGATGCGAGCGACTTGCCGAACACTGATGGGTTGTCGGCCATGTTAGCCCGCCAGTCCCGTGATCTGCATGACAGCATGAGGCTGATCGACGAAAAACAGCGGCCGGACGCTGGACTGTGTCCAATACCGCTGCGTCTCCTCCTCATACCAGGACTCGGTCATCAGCGGCTGCTCGACCCGCATCTGCCCGACCTGACCGGAGGCAACGACAATCGCCGTGCCAGCCGCGACGCGGTTGGTGACGAAGATGTCGTAGCCCGTGCTGGCGAGCAGATCGTTGAGCATGTTGCCGTAGATCGTCGCCAGGTTGAAGTATTCCTGTGGATTCATGATCCACAGATCGTACACGTAGCCAAGCTCCTCCGTCTCGGCCAGCTGCGTGATTCGAGCGAAGTCACGTCCCGGCCAGAGGGTGGCGTTGGATGCAGACGAACCCGTGGTGACCACGGTCGTCCAGTTGTTGCCTGTCGTTGTCCGCGAGTTCGCGGTGATCGCTGCGTTGAGAACGTCGATTGCCCGCTGGTTGATCTTGCGGACAATCGTGTTTGCCAGCTGACGGATCTGGCGAGTGTAGACGGAGACATCGTTGCGATCTCGCGCCTCCACCGTCATGAAGAACTTGCCGCCCCACTTCTCGACAGTCGCGACCTTGGGTGCACGCCGCTGGGAGGTGAGGACAGGGAACTCTGTACCTGGAGCGATCATCTCCAGATCACGAGTCAGGTACAACTCGTTGACCTGGATCTCATCGTAGATCACGGCTCCACCGGTGACGCCACCGGCGCTGGTGAAAACACGATCTGCGAAGAAGCGTTGGAGCGTGAGATCCATCAGCGTGCGGGTGACTCGCGTTGGCTGCTGGAGTGCCCAGTCCACGGTGTAGGTCGTACCGCTGACCGTTGGAGGGCCGAGCGGATGCGGCACCGGGTTGGGGAAGTAGGATGCCTCGATCTTCTTCTCACAGGTGATGACGATGTCCTGCGCCTTGACGCCAGCATCGAGCATCGCCTCCAGATTGGGCTCCAGTTCCGGAAGTAGTGTTCTCCTCATGTTCACCTCCTTCTATGCGCCGCCGAGGAGCAGCAGCACTTCCACGTCTGCTCCTACCGTTGCCTGGGTGTCCATCGCCGTGCCGACGACGATGCCTGTCGAGTGCGGAACAACACGCCCAGACGTATCCACGTCCAGATCCTGTCCCGCCGTGACTGCTGCTCCAATGGTAATCGGCACGGAGCCGTCACGGATGATCGTGACCATCGCGTTCTGCGGAGCGTCGAACGCGAACACGCCCAGCACGCGAGCGCCTGCCGTGACACACTGGCCGACCGAGTACACGTTCGACTTGTCGGCTGAAGCATCGGACACGAGGCCAGCAGCCTGCTGACCCGATGCGACAAGTGTCGATGTCTTGGCTGCGGTGATGACTGCGCACCGCTTGCCCGTAGCTCCCGCTGCCGGCGTGACCTTGCCGGTGATGCGCCGAGCCTCTTCCTTGAATGGGATGCAGTCATTGGCCACTAGACCGCACCTCCCACGCCGTAGTGTTGATCCTGCGTGACGCGACCAGAGGCGGCTGCCTCCTCACGAGCACGCAGCTTCTTGACCTCGGGGAACCAGTCGTCTGGCAGTCCCACGCCGTTGCCGGCGGCGACTTCATCCGCTGCCCCGGTGCTGCCCCGCTCGCGGACGGGAATGACCCCGGCCTGGAGCGAGTTGATGAACTCGATGGTGGCCTGCCGGGAACCAGAGTTGTTCAGCTGCGAGAGGTAGCTGGCCCTGGCCGATGGCGGGAACCGACCATCGCGGATGGCTGCGTCCACGATCTGCTCGTTGGCAGCCGCCACCCGCTCCTCCTCGTGCCGTCGAGCCAGAGCAGCATCTCGCTGCAATGACTCGAAAGCGGCAGCGTCCACGGTGACTGCCCTGGGCCTGCTCCCGGCCTGGACATCGTCGTCCGTTGATTCGTCTCCCTCGTCGCCCTCCGTTGCCTCTTCCGTGGACTCCTCCTCGGTGCCCTCGGTGGACTCGGTGGACTCTTCAGTTGACTCCTCATCCGCTGTCGAGGAGGCAATGACGCGGCTCGTGGCGGCCTGGATCTGCTCGTCTGTCGCTTCGACGGGCAGGCCAAGGCTCGCACAAAGCTCGGCGCGAGTCATATCGCCTCCTGTGTTGGTGGTATCGGGGCGCGATTCGGCCCTCGTTGCGTAGATGATGGCATCCTCACCCTCACCAACGAGGGCCGAAGCGGCTATGCCAGCTGCCATCGATGCTGGCACATCTTTGTAATCCAAGACGACCTGGGCTGGATTCTCGAAGGTCACATCATCTCCGTCGATGTCGAACCCGACACGGAACAGGTGACCATCGTCATCATCTACGATCAGTTCGTCCGGATCGAGGCGCATGCCACGAATCCACCAGAACTTGGTCGCATCACCAGCGTCGTCCAGGAACTCGTAGTACCTGGTGCGAACATCCTCGATGTTCATCGCAGCATTGACACCTCCTACTTGCACTCCTGGCGGCCCATCTGCATCGAGAAGCAGAGGCAGATCCTCCAGGGTCGAGCATCCCGGCCAGGTAATGCCTAGCAGGGACACCGCAGTCAAGACCATCCGGTATTTGCGCCCCGTGACGGTCTTGTGATTCTCGATGATGTTGACATCGACACCAAGCCCTGCCTCGATACTCCGCCCTGGGTAGGCAATCGGTATCAGGTTCGCCAGCCAGTCAAAGGTGACATAGTCACCGTAGACGGACTGACCGTTGTTGCCGATGGCCAGGTTCTCGACGCGGCCGAGTGCTGGCTCACCATCGAACTCGGCATCGTTGAACCTCGGGTCTTTGTGTCCGATCTTCAGGCGAGGCCCGACGATTGCCGGATCCTGGATCGCCGCAACAGCATCCTGTAGCTCCTCCTCCGTGAAGGTTTTGGGGCCAGTAGCTAGTGCGTACTCGATGCCCGTCGAGATGATGGGGATGCCTCGGATGGCCGAGTACGACGTTCCAGGAATCTTCTCAACTACCAGGCTCACGGTGTCTTGAGCCCCGTTCCCCGCGAGCGCTGGAGCGCTGCGTGTAGTTGGGCACCTGCCGTCGTCGCGCCTGCTGACTCGGGCTTGGCCTGGTTCTGAACCTCCCACTTGGCTGTGGGGATGTTCTTGTCACCGCCGCTGCGCTCGCCGCGCACACGGGCATGAATCTTACCGGCCATACGGCCTCCTTTCGTACATAGCAGCAGAGTCTACTACAGATGGCGGACGATGGCCGCCGACCGTCACCGTGTCCTCCGATTCGCCGCCTGAGCAACCGGAGTCGCCCAGCGACAGTTGTCGGGCTCATAATGACCGTTGTTGTCGATCCGGTCGAGCGTCATCCGAACTGGGCATTCGCCCATGTCCGCCAGAAAGTGCTCAAATTTGAGCCACCGGCGACAAACTCGGATCCCTCGTCCACCGTATCGAGCGTAGTTGTGCGCCTGCGGATTCCGACAGCGCCGTAGCATATCCTCCCATGACTTGTATGTCGCCGTCTGGTACATCCCATGCTTTCGACGGTTATGTCCTGGTAGGAATCGCATCGGCTGCCCCTTGACGTGACCGTCGCGCTTGTTTGTCCAGCGAGCGATCCGTGTCGTCCCTCCACAACCGCACTCGCAGAAATGTGCGGACAGTTCCCGCCGGGAGGGAGCAACTCCCGACACCGTGCGCTTACGGGAAGTTGTCCGCACGCTTGTCAACCCTGACTCCCTGTGCCCTGCTTGGTCGTCCCAGCGGGCTTTGGCGGGTGTTGCGGATTCTTCTCACTGCCCGGAGGCTGACCCTGCCCGGCTGTCCCTGGGCCAGACGGTTGGCGCGGCGCGAGCGGGACAGGGTCAGGCGCTCCGTCCATCTTCGGAGGCAGGCCTGTCTCTTTGCGTAGGGCAACCTCCAAATCCCGGTCGAGCACGATAGCGCCGCTCGTGATCAAAGCATTGATCTCGGTGAGAGCTAGGTCGATGTCCTGGTCATAGCCGAGCAAGGGCACGAACTCCTCGCTATCGCCCCAGTTCCAGTTGACGTAATCCTCGATCACGTGCATATTGAACACGTCAGTGAACCAGTCGGCTACCGCTGCCTGGCCCTGGGCAAAGAACTCATGGAACGTCCTGCCGAGCGCTCGACTGCCAGTAGTCGTCATTCCCAGCTGGAGCATCATCAGCAGCCACTGCCTTGCCATCGACTCGTCGTGGTAGCGCATCGACTCGACTACGTTGGTGTTGCCGGCGCGGGCGATCTGCATCTCAGCACCGTACGGGATCGCACCACCCGCCTGTTCACCAATCTTGAAATCGCGAGCCATCTTGTGTAGCGCGTCTAGCTCCGCAGGTGTAGCTCCAGGTTGCCCCACGACGTACGGCACGCCACCGGCACGTCCGTGGTTGATGACATCGATCCGGACGAGCTTGTCCTTGCAGAGCCAATTCTTGTAGCAGTCTCTCATAGCGCTGCGTCCGATCCACGATCCATCCTCCTGCTCCCAGATGTACGCAACGAGGTTATCCACCGGGATCGTCGGCATCTGCAACATGTAAGCATTGCCTTGGTTGACGCTCTGCTGGATGTAGACGAGTCCGCCGTCGTCAGCGACCCCAATGTTGGCAATGTATTTCTGCGGCCGTTCAGCAAGCTTTTTCAAATGCCAATTGCCGTCTGGGCCGATGAAGCCGACCTGCTCGAAGTAGGCGTGTCCGTAGATGAGGCCGCGCATCGCCAGGCGCAGATGCTCCTTGAAATTGAAGCGCCCCTGGGAGCGGCGACGTGGCTTGACTTTCTTCTCACCTTGGATAGGGAGGTTCAAGTCCTGAGAGCAGGCTTGAACAATATTGTCCGGCGCTCCGTTAGGAATGATGTACCAGTCGAAGCGCCGGATCGGGAGGGTTGTGCCCTTAAAGAGAGCCGACATCTGTGAGTCAGTCCGCATCTCGTTGTAGACCCTGACCGACTGGGGCCACTTCAGTTCCGGCACGTACTCGACATCGTCCATCATGATGCCCCAAGACATCATCCCGGCTGGGCCGAGCGTGCCCTGGAGAACGACGCCGATCTCATCGACCGGCGGTTTGCCTGTCTGTTGCGGAACTGGAGTGTAGAGCGCGTTGCTCATCTAGCCCCTCGGCCCTCGACTGTTGAGCGGATACGGCTTCACGAGCCGCTTCATCTTGTTCGTGCCAGCAACGCCCGACTTGCTAACCTTGGCACCGACCTTCGGAACACCGGTGCCCTTGCCTGACTTACTGGCTCCCCGTAGTCCCATCATTTCCTCCCTTCCCATTTGTGTGCCTGTAGATCGCATAAGCACCTGACAGAAGAGCAACCAATCCGAGCAAGATGTCGCGCATCGTGCCGGTGCCATCCGCTCCGATCGCGGCCAATACCGTAAAGCACAACAAGGCCACGATTACGACTACCCCCACGATCAGGAAAGCCCGATCCGCTGATTCGCTTGGCATTAGACACCAGCTGCAATTTGATTGCCGACGATTCGTGGCGCCTCAGCCACGTTCTTGATTGCCCGCTGACTCGCGCGCATACCCATCGGATGCGTGACACCGAGGTGTGTGTGGCTTCGGCCCGGATCTCCCGGCCACTGCCCGACTCGACCGATGATGTCTCCGCGCTTGACCCTCTGGCCGAGCTTAACGAAGCGCAGATCCTGATGGGTGTAGAAGTACATGAGCCCATCGCGAGTCATCAGGTAGGTGTTCCAGCCGTAGATGTCGCCGTTGACTCCTCCAGCAGGGTCGTGTCCCGACAACCGCCAGATTGTGCCTGCCTCGACGGCGAGCACTGGCGTGCCGCCTGGAGCCATGAAGTCGAGCGCCCAGTTGTGCGCGAGTCCACCCGTCTCATGGATCCACTTCTCATTGACGGTACTCTTGGAGCCCTTCGGATGCGGGTAGCAGAGTCTGCGAGACGTTGCCATTACGGCCTCTTCCACCAACCGCCTGCGGTGAGAAGCGTCACCACAGCGATGACGCAGACTGCGACTGTCGTGATCCATCCTGCGGTTTGGGTCATCACATGCTCCTTGTCATGATATCGCCGGATACATCTTCATCGCCGCTACGCAGGATCGGCTGCGCGACGATGGTTGAGTAGATCGCGGCGTCCGCATGGTTCGGGCTCTTCAAGCCGCGCTTCTTCATATCGTCCTTTGACTCAACGACTATTCGGCCGCTGAGGTCGGTAGACCATTTCGGCTGCTGTAGCTCGGCGGCAAGCTGCTGATCCTCGGGATCCAGGTCTATGAGCCCCTGCTCCATGAGGGTGCGCATCGTCCACCAAGCCTCGGAGCGTTTGTTGTTGAACTTCGTCGGCAGTAGCGCTCGCTCCGATCCCTGGAAGGCCCCAACCTCGCATCCCCGCTGGCGGAGACGGTCGTACACACCGGCGCCCAATCCGATGGAATCGACCATTGCGGGGATGCGGATTGGATAGAAGCGGGTCAGGTACTCGTAGATTTTGTCCGCCGATCTCATCGTGTCCATCTTTGCCCAGGAGTCGAGTCGGCGGATCTGACCTCCTCTATTGTGGTAGATCACGGTCTTGTCCTCGCCCATTCGGGAGATGTCGATCCCGTACCTACCGTGAGCTAGGCCGGACAGGTCGGTGCCGTGTGCCATGGCGATCATAGCCGGGCTGATCACGGACTCGTCCGACGTGTCCGGCCATTTTGCGTGTACTTTGGAGAGGAACAGGTTACTTTCCTCACCCCATTCCTCCCGGCGCTCCTCGACCCAGCCTTGGCTGGTCAGAGATGCTGCCACTTCATCTGGGACGTACTCACCGGTGAAATTGGGCGTATCCCAGGCCGAGATATTGATGACATTGTAGAGAGAACCGGGTTGACACTTGAAGCGGAACTCGGACGCAGGATCATCAGGGTTGCCGATTGCCAGGACTCTGGAATCGTCGTTGGTGACGATGGACATGACCGCGTTCCAGAGCGGTATTGGGATACCGCAGGCTTCGTCAAGTAGCGCCAAGACGTAACGTGCGTGAATCCCCTGGAATGAGTCCTCATCGTAGTCCTGTGGCTTCCGACCAATTGCAATGAGTTCCTCACTCGACTTCCCTTCTCCCATGTACCACATACATTCGAGCGTGATCCTGCCAGGGAGCTTGGCCTTGCGATGAGCGCGGCGAATCTCGCGCCAGAGGATCGCCTGAACCTGGTGCCAGGACGGGGCTGTCGTGAGTACAAACGCTGATCCCAGCGGATGTACCTCCGGATCGAGCCACCAGGCGGCGATCCTTGACGCGATAAATGACTTGCCGGGGCCGTGACAAGCCTCGACAGCCGTGTACTTGTTATCGCGCACGGACTCGCAAATCTCGACTTGTTTGCTCCAAATGAACTCATTCAGCCGCGTATTGATGTAGACAACCGGATCCTGCAGGTACGGGCTCGGCTGAGGGTCGAAATAGCGCAAAGCCGCCGCAGCAGTGCCGGGCGGCAGCTTCCCCATCTGCTCGTGTTCGATGAACTCTAAGACTTCGATAGCTGAGCCACCGCCTCGATGTCTGCCGGCTGGACAGCCTTACCGCCCTCCAGCAGGATCAGGTGCTTGCGGACGGAATGCTTGGCTAGCTGCATCTGGTGCGGAGTCAACTCGATATCACCCAGCACACCATGCATGAAGCGGGCGATGGTCTCGCCGTACTGCTCGGCCAGCTTGATGGCGCGCTCCGCCAGTCCGAGCTTGACGGCCTCGGAACTGAACTTGAACAGGCGGTGCTGCGCTGCGGTGCGCTCGCGCACAAGCACGTTCATCTGCCGGCCGACGATGGTGTCCTCGTACCAATCCTCTTCAAGATCAATCTCGGCGATCTGGTCGGATAGCCACTTGATCTCTCCGGCAGTCATTCGGATAACCCAGATCATCGCTTCGACCGGGTTCATGTCGATGGGGCACCCCATGAGTCGCGCCTCGGCCGCGAGGATGTTCTTGCGGACGTTCGGGGCGTTACCGCCGTGCCAGCGGCAGTGTCCCTGACCTAGATGAGTGGTGCCGGCGCCAGCCCTGTTCTTGCAGGGCACACCGGCCGATGTCATGACGCCGCACTTATTGCCGATGGTGATCTGGGCGAGCTTCTTGTCTCGCTGGCGCTGTTCCTTGCGCTTGACCTTGGCTTCCTCACGTGGTTTGTCTTGCGATGGGGTGTAGAGCTTGGTTCTGCCGGATCTGTTCTGCGCCATCAGAGCGGCCTGTCCGGGGGTCGAATTGTAAAGCTCGGGCCTTCAATCGGCTTGTCGTAGCGACGACCGACGTACTCGCCACCGGTGAAGACTTTGAACGGCACCGGTATTTGACCGGGGCCAACCTCTATCGGCACCTCCACCTGAGCCGGACTCGGGCACCAATCGGGGAGGCGCGGAGTGACGACGTATGGGCCGGTGAACATGTGGCGGATCGTAGCGCCCTAGCCGGACAGCAGCCGAAACACTAGGCAGGAAGCCGATTTCGGCGGAAGCGAACGGGCGTTCGCGTCTGGCGAACTGGGCGCGAAGCGTTGTGGCGGAAATACTCGGCCAATCGGAAGGCAACGTGTCGCCAAGCGTCGCACTCATGGGCCTTCCCAGCCTTGTAAACACCCCAGAGCTTCAATCGGTCGTTCTTTGCGAACCCCTTCACATTGCCTGCTAGCTGCCAGTGGATCTGGACGGGGCCGGTCGGGCCGTTGTTGTTGCGCTCCCACTCATGCAAGCCGCCAATCCGCATCCCGTACAGGCCCCAGCCGATCTTGACCGGGCTCAGGGGGTCGCCGCTCTTCACGAACGGCACATCGAGGTAGTCCTCAACGCACATGTAGACGAGGTGAGGCGAGATACCGATGCCTACGCATTCCTTGTAGAAGCGGCGCCACCTTTGATTGAGTTCTATTATCTGATCGCGGTATCTGCCCTCGACTGTCCAGGACTGCTTGTACATCGCAGACTTGAACGCCGCCTCAATTGTTGGCTCGTCCGTGTGAAAGACAGCCTGTGCCCCGCCGGTCTTACCGCCAGGGTCGATCCCCATTATTGCTAGGGCGTTCTCCATGAATGACCTCCATCAGGTGCTCCAGAGCCGGAATCGGCTCTCCTGGTGTGCCTGTGTACCAGTCGGCTACGCGCTCGCAGACCTGCTCTAGCGCCAATAGCCGACCCACCCAACCGAACTGCACGCCCGCCTTGTGGGCGTTGCGGTTATCGAAGTGGTTGGTGTGCGTATGCTCACGGCAGAGCGGGCACCACAAAGGTGTGCGCAGATCCTCGGTGTCTTCACCGGCAACTGACATGCGTTTGTGATGGGTTTTCATCCGTTGCCGGTGGGTGGGGGCCGTGCTCCCCCTCGAACATCGACCCCCACCCGGAGGGTACCACTGCCCTTGTGTAAGAGCGGAGGGAGTATACCCGATCATCCGGCCGGTGTCTCCCCCTCATCCGTATAGGGCTTCAGGCGCTCTTCAGAGCCAATCGGATCCAATTCGCCAGCTTGTGCTAGCAGGTTGGTATGCACCCGGTTCAAGTCGAGCCCCTGGAGGTTCTGGCGGCTGAACATCTTGTTCATGTAGTACCACTTGATGAAGTACATGACTGGTAGTAGCCAGACACAGCCTAGTATGATGGCGACCGTTTGCCAGCTCATACGAACAGGATGTTCTTGTATTTGCGCAGAATGGTGAAGTCTGCCGCTGGCGCCCGCTCCAGGGAGTAGTAGCTGATGCCTGCTGTGAGGCCATACTGTTGTGCCTCTTTGATGTCTTTGAGTTCCTGCTCCAGGTCGCTGCCCTCCAGGCCAGTAGCTTCCGTGGTCGGGTGGATGAAGGAGAGAGGTAGCCCTCGGTTGTAGGGTGCTGTCGGATCCTTGATGTTGAAGTCGGTGTGGGCGTTCTGTTTGAGCCACTTCATGCGCGCCTGCGGCGTCGTGGCGCCGTCGCGGTTGTAGTAGGAGGAGTACCACTGTGGCCCGTGCCGCCATTTCAGGTCGTACATAGAGCGGGGTGGGGCCAAGGTTCTGCCGTTGTAGATGTAGGCGTTGTTCGGGCCTAGTGATGAGAGCAGGAGATCTGTGGCCGGGAGGCGGTCACGAAGCCGTTGCATGAGTTCTGGGAGTAGCTGGACGCCTGGACTTGGGTAGGCGTAGGCTAGCTCCGCGTCGAGGATAACAAGCGGGAGGTGGTAGTTGAGGGTTAAGGCTGCGATGTCGCGGGCGTAGTTATATGGTGTCTGCTTGTTGGTTGCGTTGAACCAGCCGCCGACTTCCAGGCCTACCTGGTTGGCGCGGTTCTGCAGCTTGGTCAGATTTGCAACGTTCCAGGGGCCAGCCCTATCATCCTCATAGATCACGGGGGCGATCCACTTACCGCCTGCCCAGCTGAAATTGTGTAGGTGGTCATCAGTCAGGTTCTCGCCCGTATACACGAACGCACCTAATGCCCTGAACCTGTTATATGCCATTGCTACCTCCTCTTGCGTCGGCGCAGCTTCGTACCCTTGCCGTATGTCGCGCGGACTTTCGTGGCACGGGATGTTCCCTTCTTGCCATACTTGTTGGCCTTGGCATAGAACACCTGTGCGCCCTTTTTGGCGCCATAGCGCTTCTTCATAGCCCTGAGGGCTTTGTTACCGCCTTTGCCATATGCTCTGCGTGGCATCACACCTCCTTTCGGTGCAGATAGTAGCTCAGGCGGCAGATGGTTACAACTCTTCCTCTTCTTCCTCATCGATGTCAGTGACCAGCTTTGTTTTTGCTTCATGGGCTTTCATGTCTTCAATCTTCTTGTTCAGGTAGCTGAGCACCTCAAACTGCCACTGCTTCCCGCAATCGCCGAGTTCATGTTGAAGCAGTTCCATGGCTTCAACAGTCTGCCAGCGCGGGTCATTGATCCAGGTTCGTGCCTGACGAACGTACTTGCCAAAGTTTGGTATGTTGTTATCTAAACTTTTGATGAGCGGCTGTAACTTACGGTGGGCAACTTCCTGCTCTTTTGCTTTCATCGCCTTGTAGAATGGTGCGTCTTCAATTGGCAAGGTGCTCCTCCTTTGCCTCTCGCTCCCCCGCGCGAGCGCACGGGCGCTGGGATGGGTGGTCTGCGTATGTTGTTGCTCGCCCCCGCGCGAGGGGCGCGGAGTAAGTATACTATATTCAATTCTCTCGCGTAGGGGCGGGGGCGAGAGTCATGTGAATGTGTAGATGTGTGGTGTTCGGGCGTAGCGTACGCGGGGGCGGGCGCGCGTAGAGGTGTGGAATTGGGTGTTCCGCGTACGCGGGGGCGTGAAATTGGGTGTATTTTGTGTGAAATTGGGTGTTTTTGGTGGCGAGCGGTGTGAAAATGGTGTATTTTGTGTGAAAATTGGGTTTAGGTGTAAAATTGTGTGGAAATTTGAAAACCATGTGATAGCAGGCTGTTTTCTGTGGAATTGGGTGCTTAAAGCATGAAAATTGACATAACATGAACGACAGCAATAGCTCATCCGGAGTCCCTTTAGGTTTTCTCTGGCGAGTTGGGGCGCGGGCAAGTGCGGCCCGGATTCCGCTTAGCTACTGGGTTTCCGCGTGGGTGCGCGCAGTAGCGTTCTCCAATAGGGCTACTAGACCAGGGCTAGTAGGGGATCTCGGATTCGATTACTTACGAGTCCTTTAGAATTGGCCGCTACCCTTAGGGAGATGGGTTCGGAGAGGCCGAGCCCCGAACGATAGGAGTACGATATGTCCGTCTTTATCCCGACCCGCGAAAATTGTCTCGCGGAACTCGCGGATCCCGACAACCCGAACGCCCTCCGCGTACCGGAAGGCGAAAAGCCGACCGCGACCCGCGTCCGGAAGGCCCGCGCGAAGGGGTTCCGGTACGAGCGGATCGCCGCCGCGTACGGCATCTCGCCGAAGGCCGTCCGGGAACTCGAAAAGGCCAAGGGCGAGGCCATCTGGACGGGGAAGGGGACGAAGGCGCATCTCGCCTAGTCCGTAGGGAGTTGGGCGCCGAAAGGCGCCCTTCTCCGTACGGATCAGGCAAGACTAAGCCAACTCGATCAGGTAAAATCGAGGTAAGCTCCGTACGCCCGAGCGGGAGGCTAAGCAAGCCCAACCCGCCGGGGAAGCCCAACGGTAGGCTCAACGTTGGCGATCCGAAGCCCAACGTAGAATAACCAACCGGCCGAAAGCTCGACGCAAAGCCCATCGGCGCTTCTCCCGTCCGCATGAAGACGCGAGTTACGAACCAATCGCAACGGATCTTGCGGGGAGCGGGGGCCAACGACGCGGATGACGCCTCTTGCGGATAGCCTCAAAGGCTACGGTAGAGAGCAATGAGCCAATCGCCCAACGCCCGAAGCGGCAAGGACGTGTTGGATGCGCCCGATGATCGGGGACGAGCCAAGTCTCGGCAGTTGTAGTGGGGCCACAAGACCGCCTATGCGGTGCTTGAGGGTTAGCTGAACTCAACTGTTGGAGAAAACTGGCGCCCGGCGCAATGGGAGCAAGCTCATTAGGAGCTAGCGTCAACCTCCCGCGTTAGATGATTCGGCAGCAACGAGGATCCAAGACCAACGAGTCGATCAAGGACAAGAAACGTTGGGTGGGACGGAGCGAGGCAAGCATGCGACAAGCCCATAGGAGGCACTTGCGCTCGCAATGGAGAATTGGTTATGTACCCTCTCCTTTCGGGGGTCGGGCCCAAGCAATTGGGCTCGGCCGGGTGCGCCCAATCAAGGGCGTCGCCGGTCGAACAACGACCAAACGAAAGGAGAGCAACATGCTCTACATCTTGGCAGCAATGCCAATCGCAGCAACGCTCCTCGTCGCCCTACCAATCATGGGCGGCTTGTGGAGCCGCAGCAAGGGCGGGAGGATGGGCTGGTGACCAAGAAAAAGCCAGGCAAGGTGAGCTTCAAGAAGGCTCGCAACTACCAACGGCCGTTCTTGGACACGGCTTCAACAGGCATCCCGTACATCGACCGCGAGCTAGCACAAGCAGTCAACTGCGACGCTTGTCCGAACATCGGGATCTTGACCTTCATGCGCGAGGGCAAGCGGCTACATCGCTGCCCCAAGCATGTTAACTGGGTAGCTTGATAGCGCGTCGAGTTGAAAACCGAGTCAACTCGGCGCGGTAGCAACCGCTACCGCAGACAACAACCGCAAGGAGGGTGCACAATGGCTCTCAAGCCATACAAACGCGAAAGACCGGGCGTTAATGAGATCGCTCGTGTCAATACCAATTACGATGGTC